CAAACTAGAAGAACTTAAAATAAGAAACGAACTAGTTAATGGGATATATAAAGGAGATATAAGAATTAAATCTAAATATATATTACCAAATCTATCTGATATTGTAGTTAGTGGATATTTTAATTGTTCTAGTAATAAACTTACATCTTTAGAAGGAGCTCCTAAAGAAGTTGGTGGAAATTTTAATTGTTCTAGTAATAAACTTACATCTTTAGAAGGAGCTCCGCAAAAAGTTGGTGGAAATTTTAATTGTGATGATAATAACCTTACATCTTTAGAAGGAGCTCCTAAAGAAGTTGGTGGAAATTTTAATTGTGATGATAATAACCTTACATCTTTAGAAGGAGCTCCTAAAGAAGTTGGTGGATATTTTTATTGTGATGATAATAACCTTACATCTTTAGAAGGAGCTCCGCAAAAAGTTGGTGGAAATTTTTATTGTTCTAGTAATAAACTTACATCTTTAGAAGGAGCTCCTAAAGAAGTTGGTGGAAATTTTAATTGTGATAATAATAACCTTACATCTTTAGAAGGATCTCCGCAAAAAGTTGGTAGAGATTTTTATTGTGATGATAATAACCTTACATCTTTAGAAGGAGCTCCGCAAAAAGTTGGTGGATATTTTTATTGTTTTAATAATCTAGTCAAATTAGACTATAAAGCATGGTTGACAAAACAATAATCTTATGATCCATATATAATATATGACATTGAATGAAATTATCACAATTTGGGCAGATGACTCCAAGATAGATCCTAAGAATCTTGATACTACTGCAATTAAATCGGCTTTGCTTCATGCAAAGTATCTTGAACTATATTCAGTAGCAAAGCTTCAATTAAAAAAGTTAGATTGGACTATGGCAGTTCTTAAAAAAGATAAATGGTTATATTATAATGGTAAACTATCTAAAGAGGAAATGGATAAGTTTGGTTGGCCATATGATCCATTTAACGGACTTGTAAAACCCTTGAAATCTGATATGGATATGTTTTATTCTACTGATCCAGATATTTCAAAATTGAAAATTCAAATGGATTATCAAACTACTGTTGTGGAAGCTCTTAAAGAAATTATGGATACTATTAAATGGAGACATTCCACAATTAAAACTATTCTTGATGCACAGAAATTTATGGCTGGATGTTAATATATGAAAGATATTCAAATTACAAAAGTTAATGAAGTTCATTTGAGAATTAACTCAGATGATTCTAGCATTATTCAGGAAATTAATGAATACTTTACATTTGAAGTACCGGGAGCTAGATTTCATCCAAAGTTTAAAGCTAAATTATGGTCAGGAAAAATTTCTATCTTTTCAGCTCAAACAAGATTACTTCCGTATGGACTACTTTTCGAACTTATTAAGTTTTGTGAAGTTAGAAATTATACATTTGATATTGATAAAGAAGTTAGTAATAAACCTGTCATAACTAGACAATCTCTTATAGATTACATTAAGTCTTTAAAACTTACAGTCCGAGGAGAACCTGTGGAAATGCGTGATTACCAATTAGATGCATTCATTCATGCGATTCAAGAAGGTCGAAGTTTAACTTTAAGTCCTACGGCTTGTCTTGATGGTAATACAGAAATCATTGCAGAAATCAATAAATCTCCTTATTATTATAAGTTTAAGGAATTGTATAATGAATATAACAATGGAATTATTATAAAATTTCCGACTCCAGATGGATGGAAATCTGTTATAGGAGCATACAAAAAATATGGTCCGGGAAGAAAGATTGAGTTTAGCGATGGTACTGAAACTATAGGATCAGATTATCATCAGGTTCAAAAAGAAGGTAAATTTGTTACACTAGAATCTTTAAAAGTACACGATATTTTAGATCATAAAAATTCAAGAATATCTAAAATTATTCCAGTACCTCCTCAAGATTGGTATGATTTTAGTTTAGATTATGATAAAGAATGCTATTATCAAAATGGAATACTTCATCATAATTCTGGTAAAAGTCTAATTATCTATACTTTGATTCGATGGTATCTAGATAATTGTAATGAAAAAATACTAATTATTGTGCCATCAGTTTCACTTTGTCATCAAATGAAGTTAGACTTTGAAGATTATAGTTCAAGTGATGACAATTTTGATGTTGAATCTGAAATTCATTTGATTTATTCAGGTCAAGAGAAATTAGATGTTTCACAAAGAATTTTAATTTCAACGTGGCAATCCATCCATACACAACCCCGAAATCAATTCTTGAAATTTGGTATGGCAATTTGTGATGAGGTACATCTCGCAGTCGCAAAAAGTCTTAATACTATCATGAATAATCTAACCAACGCTCAATATAGAATTGGCACAACAGGTACTCTTGATGGAGCTAAATGTAATGAACTAGTTCTTGTTGGTAACTTTGGTCCAGTCAATAGAGTTATTACAACAAAAGAGTTAATGGATTCTGATACAATTGCTCAATTGAAAATTAGATGTCTTGTTCTCAATCATAATAATGAACTTAAAAAGATTGTATCAAAAATGGAATATCAAGATGAAATCAATGCTATTATAAGTCATGTTGGAAGAAATGATTTTATCACTAAGTTAGCCATAGATCAAAAGGGTAATACATTAGTTTTATTCAATCGGATTGAAGATCACGGGAAACCTCTATATAAAAAGGTATGTGATATAGCTTCAATAAATTATCCCGATAGAAAAATCTTTTATGTATCCGGAGAAGTCAATGCAAAGACAAGAGAAGAAATTAGAGCTATTGCTGATAAAGAAAGTAATTGTATCATATTGGCATCTGTGGTTTTTGCAACGGGAACGAATTTAAAAAATATTCATACTATTATTTTTGCAGCTCCTACTAAATCTCAAGTAAGGGTTCTTCAATCAATTGGAAGAGGTCTTAGAAAATCCGATAACGGTAAATCAACAACTCTTTATGATATATCCGATAACTTCTCATGGAAATCAAAGAAAAACTTCACTATGAAACATGCCAAAGAAAGAATTGATATATACAATAGAGAACAATTTGATTATAAAATTTTTGAAATAGATCTACCATAATGAGTAAAGAACTTTTAGAATATGTTAATAAACTTGATGTTAGAGTGTTTACAACTATATCTGGCAGACAATTAATAGGAGAAGTAGAGTTTGACGAAAATAAAAGGATTATTTTACATTCACCTTTACAATTTATTAAATCTTATGATCAAGAGAGTAAGAAAAGTATAATTACCTTGGTTCCTCCAGTAATAGAAAATAGTTCATGTATTAAATTAAGTTCAACTGCGATTGAATCTGAAACTATAGCTGATATAAGACTCAAGAAGGTCTATTGTGATCAACTAATTTATAATCAATTGGAATTAATGATTGAAGGATTAGAACTAGATAATAAACAATCCAATGATTCTTTGGAGGAATCTGATGACTATTTTAAATCAGTTATAGATAATTGGAAGAAGTAATGTAATTATTACTTGAACTTCATCCGTAGGATGATCCCGAAGGGATAATTAATGTTTTATAAGATATCATGTTACTTAAATTAGCCTGCTGCTATCCCTTCGGGATATTTTCAGGTTATTTTATTAAGTTTTTATTGATTTTGTTTTATTGGTTTCAACATGATTCACATAGAATTTTTATTGAATTTTTAATATTTTCTATAATAATTATAACGGTTTTTCAAATTGATGTAAAGCAAAAAATGATCAAATCTAAAAATAAATTTGATTAGATATAACAAAAAATGATTTACTTTCTTCATATCTTATAGTATAATGAAATTATGGAAATATCAATAGAATCTAAACAAAAGACCAGGAAGACTAGAAAGAAAAACGATGCCGATTACGTGGATAATGAACAATTTTCAATAGCCGTAAGTGATTATGTTTCAATAGCTAAGAATGCTATTGCAGAAGGTTTAGAACCTCCCATGGTACCAAATTATATTGCGGAATGTTTTCTTAAAATTTGTAATGGTTTATCCCGTTCCCCTTCATTTACTTCCTATACCTATAGGGAAGATATGGTTATGGATGGAGTTGAGAATTGTTTAAAAGCTATTCTCAATTATGACAAGTCAACACCTACAAGAACCGGAAAGCCTAATCCATTTTCATATTTTACACAAATGACATTTTTTGCATTCTTGCGTCGAATTGAAAAAGAAAAGAAGCAGACAAAAATTAAGCAAGAATTTACTGAACATGGAGGTATTGATTCATTTGCAGATTTTGATGAAAATTCTGATATGCATTCCATGGTGGGAGAAAGTATGGTAGAAAGAATTAGACAAAAAAACGATACTTTTTATAAAATAGAAAATGAACTAGCTCCTATTTTTGAGATTTCCAAACCAAAACGAATGTCAACAAGACGATCAGCAAAGAAGGAAGTTCATCCTCTTGCTGCATTATTTGATTATGATATGGTAGATATTGAAGAAGGTGTATGAAATTAGCAATTTGCACAGATACACATCTGGGAATTAAGAATGGATCTGATATTTTTCTTAATTATGCAGAACAATTCTATTCCGAGGTATTCTTTCCTTATTTGTTAAAGGAGGGAATTAAAAGGATTCTTCATCTTGGTGATTACTTTGATCATAGACGATACGTAAACTATAAAGCTCTGAATCGCAACAGAACAATGTTTCTGGAGAAGTTGGTTGAATATGGAATGATCATGGATATCATTCCAGGTAATCATGACTGTTTTTATAGAACAACAAATTCACTCTGTTCTCTCACAGAGATTCTCAAGTATTGTCCAAACAATGTTAATATTTACATGGAACCAACTGTACTTGATTATGACGGATTAAAACTTGGATTAATTCCATGGATCAATGAAGAGAATTATAACGATACTTTAAATTTCATTCAAACATGCGCAGCTCCTATTATTGGAGCTCATCTTGAATTATCAGGATTTGAAATGATGAAAGGTTGTGGTGCCGCATCTCATGGCATGGATGCGAGTATATTTTCACGATTTGAAATGGTTTTATCTGGCCATTATCACACAAAGTCCTCGAAAGGAAATATTCATTATCTTGGTGTGGCTTTTGAACAAACCTGGTCGGATTGTAATGATCCAAAGTTTTTTCATATTCTTGATACTGAAACACGCAAGTTAAAATCGATTCGTAATAAGAATTGTATCTATCATAGATTAATATACGATGATAGTATTTTATCCGAAGAAGATATTTTACGAGTAAATCTTTCTCACATTAAAAATGGATTTGTTAAGATAATAGTGGCTGCCAAGAAAGATCCAATCATATTTGAGAAATTTCTTGATAAGGTTATCGCGACCAATCCTTTTGAATATAAAATAGTAGAAAATCTGCAAGAGTATAATTCGGAAAATGTAGAAGATGATATTATTGCTTTGTCGGATACACCATCATTATTAAATTCCTATGTTGAATCAGTTGAAACTGATTTGGATAAAGATCGAATTAAAATCCGATTGCAGGAGTTATATACAGAAGCTCAGAATTTAGACACCTTATGATTATTTTTAAGACATTAACTGTACAGAATTTTCTAAGTATTGGAAATACTCCTACTGTATTTCATTTAGATGAAGTAAGAACTACTTTGATAGTTGGAAAAAATGGTAATGGAAAAAGTGGTCCATTGATTGACGGTTTATCATTTGCAGCCTTCGGAAAACCTCATAGAAGTATTAATAAATCTCAATTAGTCAATAGTGTTAATTGTAAAAATCTATTAGTAACTCTTGAGTTTTCCAATGGAGTTTCTGATTATAAAATTGTACGAGGAATCAAACCAAATATTTTTGAGATATGGTGTAACGGAGTAATGATCAATCAGGAATCCCATGTTCGAGATTATCAAAAGCTGCTTGAAACTAATATTCTCAAACTTAATCACAAAACATTTCATCAGATAGTTGTTTTAGGATCTGGTAACTTTATACCATTCATGCAATTGAGTGCTGGTAATAGAAGAGAAGTTATTGAAGATTTATTGGATATCGGTATTTTTTCAAAGATGAATGTTATTCTCAAGGAGCAACATTCAAAACTCAAAGATAATATTAAAGATACAGAATATCAATTGAGTAGTATAAAGGATAAGATTACTTTACAAAATACTCATATTGACAATCTGAAAAGTATTGCAAGTTCAGCATCTATCAAATATGATGTGGAGATTCTAGATTTAAAAAAACAAATTGAAGCTTTAATAGCAAACAATGATTCTCTTCTTGATAATTATGATAAGAATTACGGCAAGATCAAATCTAAGTTTGATAAGACAAATAAGAATAAGATAAAATTGCAATCATATGAATTACAGATTAACGATAATATCAAACGAATAGATGATGATTATCATTTTTATGAATTGAATAAAAAATGCCCAACTTGTTCGCAAGTGATTAATGATAATCTACGCAATTTAAAGATTGGAGAATGTACAAATAAGAAGAAAGAGTTGGAAGAAGGTTATGAACAACTTTCGATATCTTTAAAAGAATCTATACAATCTTTAACCGATGCTGAAAATCAATTAAGTGAACTTTTAAAATCTCAGAATATAATTAGATCTAATCAAAGTCTCATATCTAATTTTGAAAAGAGAATTGTAGATCTGAATAAAATCAAGGATTCTACGATAGATCAGATTGATATTAGTGCTGTGATAACTGATTTATCAAACTTTAGAGATGCACGTGATACTCTCGTAGATCTTAAATTAGTACAACAAGAAACCAAAACCTATAATGAAGTTATAGCAGAATTATTAAAGGATACAGGTATTAAAACAAAGGTTATTCGTCAATATCTTCCTGTCATGAATAAGTTGATTAATCAATATCTGCAAATTCTTGATTTCTTTATCAGCTTTGAATTAGATGAAAACTTTTCAGAAACTATTCGTTCAAGGCATCGAGATGAATTTAGTTATGGAAGCTTTTCAGAAGGCGAACGCAGTAGAATTAATCTAGCCTTATTATTTTCATGGCGAGCTATTGCGAAGATGAAAAATAGTAGCGATACAAATTTGTTAATACTCGATGAAGTTTTTGATGGATCTTTAGATGAAACTGGAATTGAAAATCTTATGTCTATTCTAAATTCTTTAGATCCTGCCGTAAGAGTATTCATTATTAGTCATAAAACAGAAGTTTCTGATTCTAGGTTTAATCGGAGAATCAATGTGACCAAGCCTGGAAATTTCTCAGTGTATGAAACTCTTGAAGGAAATTGACGCAGTTTGAAAAAGATCAGATCTTCTTAAAAGGTCAAGGTTTCTGCGTCATAATCCATTGCAAATCAATGAGTTATGAATGAGAATTTGTAGTTTTTTCGGATTCGTGTGGGTTTCCCTATTAAAAACGTCGTTTAAAGCTGCTTATTTTTCGTCTCCATAAGTCGTTGCAAATGAACGGCTTAAAAAACTTCAAAATTTAATCATTTTTATGTTTACAAGCTCTAGATTTTGTGATAAATTGCCCTTGCATGCAAATTACACCACCACAAACCAAAACTACCAGAGCAAGGATTAATCCTGAATCCCAAAAACTTCTGGCCAAACTTCTGGCTAAGGAGAATATTACTGTTTCTGTTGGTAATTATTCCACAGCATTCTTTGATCCTAAGAAGCGTCTTTTAGGACTTCCCACTTGGAATACTGACTCTAAGTCGGTATCGGATTTGTTAGTTGGTCACGAGGTTGGGCATGCTCTTTATACTTCGTTTGAAGATATTGAAAAGTTTAAAACTACCTGTTCGAAAATTCCATTCGGAATTATGAATATTGTAGAAGATATTCGGATTGAGCGCATGATTCAACGGAATTATCCTGGTCTTGTGCATTCTTTCAAAGATGGTTATCGGCAATTTATTGAAAAAGATTTCTTTAAAATTAAAGGCGCTGATCTAAGAAAACTTAATTTCGCTGATCGGCTTAATATTCACGGGAAGATTGGTAACCAAATTGAGGTTCCTCTTTCTATAAAAGAAAAGAAAATTTATGATCGGTGTTACGCTGCTGAAACCTTCGATGAAGTCATTGAGATTTGTAAAGATATTTACGAAATGATCAAGACTGAACTTGAGAAGCCCGCGAAAGAAAAGCAGCCGAAAAATAAAGTCGAAAAAAACCCTAAATCGGAAGATGAACAAGATCCTACAAATAACGGTATAGAGAATCTTGAAGAAGATGAAGATTCTGAGAAGTCCGCGAAAAATAAAGTCGAAAAAAACCCTAAATCGGAAGATGAACAAGATCCTACAAATAACGGTATAGAGAATCTTGAAGAAGATGAAGATTCTGAGAAGTCTAATGATTCTTCACTTGCTGCTGGAAATGTGACAGGCTCTGATTGGGAACCAGATTCTTCACTTGCTGCTGGAAATGTGACAGGCTCTGATTGGGAACCAGATTATTCTGGGCAAGATCAATTTCAAGCGGATACACTCGATGCGCTTTCTCAAAATCTAGATTCTCTCAAGGAGATTATTACAGATTATCATGTCGGAAATCAACCCAACTTGAAAGATATGATGTCAACAATTGTTCCTATCAAAGAAATTATGGCTAGTCGGAGAGCTGATATGTATAATTATGAAAGAATTATGAATTCCGATATGGTGAAGAAAGATTGGAAGAAATTCAAGGAATCATCTAAAAAACATCTGGAAGTTCTGGTCAAGGAATTTGAACGTAAGAAGGCGGTTTTTCAATATAGCCGAGCACAACAATCAAATTGTGGTGTACTTGATGCAAAGCGACTTTACTCCTATAAATTTACGGATCGGCTTTTTAAGAGTATCACGAATTTGGCTGATGCTAAGAATCACGGCATGATGTTCTTTATTGATTACTCCGCATCAATGAGATGTACAATAACCAGTGTTATTGATCAGACATTACAACTAGTTCTCTTTTGTAAAGCCGTTGGAATTCCGTTCGAAATTTATGGATTTACTGGAGGAAATATTTACGCCACAGACTATAATAAAGAGGAAACAATCCCGGGATATAATATTTCATTCAATCATGTTAAATTATTCGAGCTGCTCAATTCTTCCATGAAAAAAGCTGATTATGATTTGGCTTTAAAAGAACTCAAAGCTCAATCGTGTGCTTTTGGTTCAGGGTTGCATAAGAAAGAAGTTAATCTTATTACAATGCCACTTGGCGGTAAATACGAAATTCTCGGAATGACACCTCTCTATGAAACTATTATTATTGCTCATGAATTAGTAAAAAGATTTAGAGCAAAACATAATATTCAAAAGATGAATACTTTGATTCTTTCTGATGGGGCTGCTCATTCAATGCTTATCACCAAGGATAATAATGAGCATATTATACCTTTGAAAAAAGAATCTCGGGCTGCTCCCACCAAATTGAAAATCAATGGCGGCAAAGAAATTAGGATTTATCCAGAATATGCCTGTGAAAATGTACTTTATAATCTTTATGCTCAATTGATTGAAAATCTTAAAGTTACTTGTAACACCACTGTGACTGGGTTCTTCATTGCCAATAATGATAGATCTTACAAAGAAACTGCAATTAACGCTATTCGAAATTCTTCCTCAAAAGGAGTTATTACTCCTTATTATGAATGTGTGGAAATTTTTAAAAAGAATAATGTATCCGCTAAAAAAGAGCGATGTATGATTATTGAAAATGGTTATCGGTATGATGCATACTTCGTTTTTGATAAAGGAAATTCTTTGAATATTTCAGATAAAGAAGAGTTTACATCAGAGCTTTCTTCCGATGACGGAAACTTCGGAGATACTTCTTCTCAAAATAAATTGGCAAAGGAATTCTCCAAATTCAACAAGGAAAGACGAATTTCTCGAGTCTTTCTTGACAAATTCATTGAAATTATTGCTTGAAAATTGAGAAAATATGAACTTTTTTGTTTACAATCCCTGAAAATTGTGCTACAATAAGTCGTCACCAATAAAAGACACACCACACCATGACCGATAAAGTTAAAAATGTACTGAATGAATTATTCTCTAATGGGGTCACTCGTTTTATCTCTTATAACGATATTAATCGAGTTGCTCGTCAACATGATTTGACATTTGCCCAAATCAAGGAAATTTTCATGCCTGATAAATTCAAGGTTGGGCGTGGCCGATTTGATATCACGCCTCTTCTGGATGATTCCAATATTCCAAATATTGGAAATCGTAAACGTAAGGAGCGAGTTTCAAAACTTCAAACGGTGACCAAACTAGTACAAACCTCCAAAGTTCTTGAATTAAGTGCTGGATTGGTTTCAGATCAAGCTCAAAAAATAGTGTCTATTTCAAATAATGGCGTTTTTGTACCTGCAATCGATCCAACATTTGTTGCATGGGGAGAATATAAGAATATCAAGAAAATCATTGAATCTCGTATGTTCTTTCCTGTGTATATTTTTGGTTTAAGCGGGGGAGGCAAAACTATTTCTGTGGAACAATGTTGTGCAAAGCTTGGTCGTGAATATATTCGACTTCAAATTACACCTGAAACTGATAATGACCAAATTTTAGGAGGATTTCGACTTATTAATGGAGAGACATTTTTCCATAAAGGACCTTTGGTAAAAGCTATGGAAGCTGGAGCAATTCTTCTAATCGACGAAATTGACCGTGGAAATAATAAGGCATACTTCGCACTAAATGGGGCACTTGAAGGCAAACCTATTATGATTCCTCAAACTGGAGAAATTATTCATCCAGCCCAAGGATTCAATGTTATTGCAACGGCAAATACAAAGGGTCGTGGGTATGGTGATGATAATCATTATACCGCAGCGACTATTATTGATGAAGCTTTCCTTGAACGCTTTGTCGCCACAATCGATCAACCATATCCTGGGTTTAAGATCGAGCGTAATATTCTCGCAAAACACATGAAAGCTTATGGTTGTAATGATGAAGAATTTACTGATAAGCTGGTCTCATGGTCTTCAGTTATTCGCAAAACTTATGCAGATGAAGGTGTTGACGAACTGATTAGCACTCGTCGGCTTTGCCATATTGCAAAAACATATTCGGTTTTCCAAGATCGTCTTATCGCAATCTCAATGTGTATTGCTCGATTTGAAGTCGAAGTCCGTGAAGCCTTTTTGGATCTTTATCAGAAAATTGATGCAAATCTAATCAAAGCTGATAATTCAGAAAGTATGGAACTAGTTGCAGAAACTGATACTTTGGATGAAGTTCTGGTTTAATCAAAATTTTATTTGCAAATCATAAAGAATAGTTTATAATACTATCTCACATAAAACAAAAACAACAAAAATAAAAAACGATATGACAAAGCCACAAACTAAGAAGTTGACCGCTCTACTCTCGAAGTACACCCAAAAGGAATCTGTGTATGCATTCCTTGCTGCGGGAAATGAGCTGGCTGCAACCGATGCAAAGTCGGTAGCAGTCAAGGATCCGAAGCGTGTAGTGAATAAACTGCGCACAGAGCATGGCATCAAAATCAATTCTAGCCGCCGTACTCTTCGCGATGGTACAACTACCACAGTTTATTCCCTTGGCGAAAATTACTAATTGGTAGGGTAAAATAGGAGACGGTATTGTGTGTGGTGTGCAATACCGTCTCCTTCTTAGATAAACATCACAGAGTCTCTATATTATGAAATAGAAATCAGCAATTATATCCTTTATAATTCAACTTGATCAATAATATAGTTACAAATTTTCCCGAATGAAAAGCAAAGATACTGCAGTACCGATAAAAGAAGTTGGAATTAAATATGATACCGAAAAACATCGGTATGATTTGATTCCTCCTTTTGCGCTGGATTCTATGGTAGCCGTACTTACACATGGTGCCGCAAAATATTCTCCAGATAATTGGCGGCATGTCGATAATGGAGAAACGAGATATTTTGCTGCAATCAATAGACACCTTTGGGCATGGAAACGCGGAGAAACAAATGATCCAGAATCAGGGTTTTCTCATTTAGCTCATGCATTGTGTAATCTGATGTTTCTGTATGAACTATCTCATCCCGGAAATATAACAAAGTAATTTACAATTCTCTCAAAATAGTATATAATAATTTTAACATAAACACTCAATAATATAAAATATGAAGTTATCTCAACAAACTCTAGATATTCTCAAGAATTTTAGTACAATCAATGAAAATCTTGTAGTAAAGCAAGGCTCTACTATTTCTTCAATTTCTGAAGCGAAGAATGTGATTTCAATTGCAGAACTTACAGATTCTTTTCCACAAGAATTTGGTATTTATTCTTTGAATGAATTCCTAGCAATTTATAATCTTACTGGAGATTCCCCGGAACTTGAATTTAACGAAAGCTCGGTTCAATTTTCGTGTGGTCGTAGTAAGGCTAATTTCCGATTTGCAGATATTAGTATTCTTACAACTCCAAAGTCAGCGGTAAAAATGCCTGCATCTGATCTGACACTTACGATCACTGCAGAAGATATTGCGCAAGTCAGAAAAGCTGCAAGTGCATTATCGCACAGTGTGGTTTCAATCAAGGGAGATAATGGCGTAATTTCATTATCAGTGATGGATCCCAAGAATAGTTCAGCTAATAGTTTTGATATTCTTATTGATGAAAATAATGATTGCAAAAGTGTTTTCTCTCTTGAATTTCTAATCTCAAACTTGAAAGTAATTTCTGGAGATTATACTGTTAATATTTCATCCAAATTGATTTCTCATTGGACTCATGCAACAGTTCCAGTACAATATTATCTTGCTCTTGAAAAAAGCTCAACATTTACTATCTAATAATTATGAAAAACGAATTGAAATTAGGCCATCTTGCAACTGATAAAATTACAGGAGCATCTGGAGTTGTGGTTTGTGTATCGCATTGGTCGAAGGGTAAGTTTTCAGCCGAAAGTATTGAAAGATGGTATGCCTACAGATTGTATTACCCTTGATATTGAACAGCTGGTTTTTTCTGAAGAAGTTGATGTGAACATTAATGCAACACCAACTGGCGGACCAAGTATTGCTCCAAAACAACGTATTAATCCTTCTCGATTCTGATAAAATCTCACAATAAACAAAAACAAAACATAATATGACACAAGAAACACAAAATACAGTAGCACTTAGTCTAGAAGATATCTCATTAATGGTTTCCATTATTTCTACAGTTAGTCGACGTGGAGCAATTGCTCCTGAGGAATTTAGTGTGGTTGGAGCGTTCTTTGAACGACTTCGTGCATTTCTACCAGTTCAAGAGAATGAAGACGATTCTTCTGATACTGAACAAGTACCTACTACATTAGATACCGTGAATTCAGAAAAAGAATCAAATGTAATTTCCATCGATTTCACGGGAGTTAAAGCCTAAGAGGCTAACCCAGAAGGGCATATTGATTTTATATTGATATGCCCTTCTATCTATAATTATTATGTTATTTCTTAAATTTATGAATACACAATCATTGAACATTGCAAAAGCTTGTCTTATTGGAAATGTCTGCTTTGATTCATTTGATTCTGAAACTGTTTTGAAGTTTTTCACGACAGGTGCTATTACTCAAGCGATGATGACTTTGAAAGCTAATGGGCTTGTTGAAGATACTGATTATAAACTAACCAATTAATATGAAAAACTCGTATAAGATCATTTCAGTCGATAATCATCAGCGGCGTCTCGGAGTAATGACATTACGTGAAAAGGATAATCAATTACTTGTTAAAGTTGATATGGATCCAATTCATCCGGGATTATTTAATCAGAATTTTGTTTTTGAATTGTTGCGAAAAGTTGAAATTGCTGCATCAACAGAAGAAGAAAAGGAACTTGTCCTTGAAGCAATTGATCATCTCCAAGATCATTGCCGTAAACTCCTAACAGAAACTAGACCACCATTTAGAATTCTTCGCTTTATAGATTGCAATACATTCATGCCTATGATTAGTGTTATCGGCCAAGAGGATAACACTATTGTTACATATAGTCTAAAACGTGTACAAGATTTAGAGGTTACACGTAGTAAAGAAGAAGCCTTTGAAGTGTTCTATAAAGAAATTATGAACGTTACAACAAATGATATGAAAGATATTACTTCCCAAGCCTTAGAATTTCTCAAACAACATCAAGAATAAACATATATGATTGATCTAACAGACCCTAAAAAGAACCAAGAAATTCTTGATTCTATTCGTGAAATCTCTCTAGAGATGTCGAAGATTGACGATGCGAGAGAGCAAATTAAGGAGATCATTGACACAAGTTCGGCGGCGTTCGAGCTAGAAAAGAAAACACTGCGAAAGGTAGCAAAGTTGTTTCACAGTAGAACTGTGGCATTGTTTGAAGCTGAAGTTGGAGAAGTTAAGGAGTTATATTCTGCGATTACGAAGCCGCAGCCTTAAAAGATACGAAATAGCCTCTTGAAAGATCATTATGTCTTTCAAGAGTTTTTTTATTTTGATTATCTAAGAACCCATGCCGTATCTTCTGGTTGTTCAAAGAAATATTGTTGACCCTCACCTTCTTTATCATAGAGTTTTTTACCTTTTCTAGCTTTGGCTCTATTTTGATTTTCTTCAATTGAAACTATCTTACCTAAAGAGAAATCCTCTCCTGGACAATCAAGTGAGCTTATATTAATTATCCCATTATTCCAGCATCTTATATTAAGTTTTTTATTTCTTCTTATTTCTAGAGAAGCCTCTGACACTGTAATTCCTAATATATAATTAGAATCGGGGCATTCTATACAAAATTTATTAATAGTTCCATTGGTCCAACTAACATACCCTGTTTAGCTTTACTCTGTTTTTGATTTATATTTTCACGATCATGGTGACCCTTAATATAATCAGGACCTGGACACTCTTTTGAATATGTTGATATAGTACCATTAGTCCATAAGATCATATCTATATTAATATCATGCAATCTTGTATGAAAATCTTCTGATGTAGTAAACCCTTTATAAAAATCAGGTCCGGGAGATGTTCTCGCTCGCTTGTTTACAGTTCCATTAGTCCAATAGGGACTGTTATTTTGAAATTCTGTAATTTTGCGGTTCGCCTCTTCGGTACGAGTTATACAATAAAATGAAATACCACCATTGGATTTATTTGTATATCTAGGATGTCTTGCGGCATTAACTGTTGTAAAAGACCATGTTTCATATGCAATAGCTTCAGGACCTGTTGCAAAATGCTTAATGAATAAGATTTCAAATGAATCTAATCCGTCCCTTTCAATGTATTTTTTGATATATTCTGATGATGTTAAATATCCAAATTTCATCATCAATATTGAAGAATCACATGTAAATTTTGAATATTTAGATTCTATATATAATTCCATGGACGGTCTGTGTCGTATCCCATAAACATAAGGATCTTTACATGTTAAACCTTCGGGTATATATTATTTATATGAAAGGTTATTTACAAATCACATAACTTAATATATAATCTATTTATACAAAACATGAAAAAAATTAACTTAAATGAATCATTGTGGGTAGAAAAATATCGTCCGCAAATAATTGAGGATTGTATTTTACCACAAAGCATTAAAAATACTCTAAGTGAAATAGTAAAGTCTAGGGATATTCCAAATATGCTTTTAGTTGGAAAAAGCGGTTGCGGAAAATCGGCAAGCGCAATTTCTATGTGTAAAGCAATGGGATTGGATTATATCTTCATAAATGGATCCTCGGAAAATGGAGTTGACATCCTTAGAAATAAGATAACTCAATTTTCATCAACTGTTTCATTTGGAGGTGGCGTTAAGGTTGTAATAATTGATGAAGCTTGCGGACTTACGTCAGCCTTCCAGATGGCGCTCAAATCTAGTATTGAAACATTCGCTTTAAACACTCGTTTCATTTTTACCGCAAACTTTCAAGGTAAAATTTTAGATGCTATTCAAAGCCGTTGTACTATAATTGATTTTAATCCTTCAAAAAAAGATATCGTATCTCTTGCTCAGCAGTTTATGAAGCGCATGAAGTTTATTCTCAAAACTGAAAATATTAAATGTGCTGATGATAAAATCCTTGTCGAACTTATTCTTAAATTTGCTCCGGATTGGCGTCGAGTCTTGGGAGAATGTCAACGTTATTCAGTATCTGGGGAAATTACATCTGATATTCTTGTTGGAAGTTCTGATGAGAATTTAGGTGAACTTATTACGTATCTGAAAACAAAAGACTTTGGAAAAATGCGTTCATGGGTCGCAACTAATTCAAGTTTAGATTCTACAGTTGTATATCATAAAATCTATGACGCTCTATCTGAACATGTTGAAGCTTCAAGTATTCCTAGTGCTGTTCTAATTCTTGCAGAGTATAGTTTCAAGTCACAAAATACAGTTGATAAGGAGTTACAATTAGTTGCGGCTTGTACAGAAATTATGGGAAGCATTAATTGGAAGCACTAATTATATCATGGCTGCAAAAAAGAAAGTAGAGGAAAAGTCTCAACTTCCTCCGAAGATTAAATCTTTTGGAGTTTTTGATATTGTATTTAATATCAATGAAGGGATTCGGGGTGAAAACTTAATGAAGGATTGCTCAGCAGATCAATCTGAAAATGCAAAAACTGAAATTGAGAAATTATACAATTCATTTCTAATCAATCGAAATTTCTCAAATTTTTCAGACACTATTCTCCTTGCAAATGTATTAAATTCATATCCAGGTCTTCCTCATAAAATGCAATATGAATTTTTAAGGAATACTATTCGACCTAAAAAAAGATTTGCAAAATGGGGTAAAGCAAGTGATAATTCTGGAGATGTTGCAGTTCTAATGGAATTGTATAATTATAGTGCAGAAAAAGCTCGTGCTGCGTTGCCATGTTTAACGGAAGATCAGATGATTGTGTTGCGGAAAAGAGTTGATAAAGGAGGAAAGCAATAGCATGAATAATAGTACTATGATAGAAACATATGATCCAAACTCGACAGATAGTCGGAGTCATATGAATTCGGAATATCTTAATTCCAAACCTGAGATTAAACTTAGCAAAGCTCAGCCGATATGCAAGTCAAAAAAGAATTTATCTCCCAAGAGATTTTCTAAGAGACGGGCAGCATCGAAAGTTTCAAGAAAATCGAGGCATCGACGGCAGCAACATCGTAAGTAAAACTATGCAAATTTTGCATATAAATAAATTTACTTATTATGAATCATTCTCCACAAGATAGTGTTATAAACTGGTCTTCCTCTATAATGCTTGAAATTATTTTGGAAACTCCCGATAACTTTCTAAAAGTTAAGGAAACTCTTTCTAGGATAGGTATTGAGTCTAAACGAGAACCTAATGTATTATTTCAAAGTTGCCATATACTTCATAAGAGAGGTCATTATTATATTGTATCCTTTAAAGAGATGTTTGCCCTAGATGGTAAAATTACTACAATCACTAAGGAAGATATTTCACGCAGAAATACCATTGCAGTTCTTTTACAAGATTGGAATTTATTGAAAATTGCAGATATATCGAAAGCTGTTCCAGTATCAGATTTAAAAAAAATTAAGATTGTACCACATAAAGATAAATGTAATTGGGAATTTCGCGTAAAATATTCAATAGGTAAGAAATGATCTTATTTTTATAAATAATAGATATGTGCTGCATTGCTGTGAAATTTTTAAAAGATATTGGTTTTGTTGGAGCCAAATGCAGAGATAGAAATTATCCGTGTTTCATTAAAATCATTAATTCGAATAGAGATTCAATTCAAAGACTTTATATTGATGATCAGACAACTCGTTGGACTGAAGGTTTAAATGAAACAGGCTTATCAATTATATCTGCATCCTTTTCTGTAGCTGATGATGAGAAGGAAGGTAAAAAAATATTATTGAAAAAGAAAACCAAAAAACCTATTATATCTCCAGACGGTCTTGCAATTCGTAATGCTTTATTATTAAAAGATCCTAAGAAAGCTGCAGAATATTTGATTAATAAACAATTAGCTGGAGCCACCTTCATTTTTAATAGAGACATATGTTATCTTCTTGAAGGAGGTTTTACTATCAGAAAAAAGAAGGCAACTAAAGATTATCCTAGGGATTATATTTACAATCTAAAAGAAATTACCAAGGAAGCTAATTATGCAGTACGTACTAATCATGGAATTGATATGCCCATGTTAGGATATGTAAAAGATTCTAAGGATCCTTATATCAAAAAATGCCGAGAAAGTTCTGAATCAAGATGGAAAATAGTAAATAACTATTTGAGAGATAATGATATAACAAACCCAAAGGGATTATTAGATGCTTTAAACCAAAGCCCGAGTAAGGATCCCTTCATGAATCCAATTCGTACCGGGGATCCTAAAAAAGGAGATATGGTTACAACTGGAACTTTATTGGTAGTTCCTGCAGAAAGTACTTTACATTATACTCCAATATATTCGTCTGTCGAATTTTGCTATCACAAACTTTCTAATGAAAAAAATAAGACTTTCTTTGAGATCATTTCTAATCGTAAGCTTTTGAGTTTCAAGGATTTTGTAAAGAAATAATTTCTGATCGTGTTGTTGCGGTCATAAAACATATGATGCCTTTGGGTCATGTGTAGAATAACCAACAAAATAACTAGCATAAATTGAAGTTAAAAATGAAATACATAAACAATAGTAATTTCGGTATCGGATTTGAACGATTCTTTACTGAATTTGAACAAGCCCTCGCAGTTGGTCCTGCTTTATCCTATCCACCACATAATATTGTGCGAATAGGAAATGAAGGCAATGAATTCCTCGTAGAACTTGCGGTAGCAGGCTTCTCTGGGAATGAGTTAAACATTGAGGTGAAAAACAACACATTAACTATAACAGGCAAGAAGACGGATAAAGATGAACGTAATTATTCTCATAAAGGGATTGGTACGCGTGCATTTGAACGATCTTTTAAATTGGCTGAGCAAGTTATTGTCGAAAATGCGACATTAGCGAATGGTATTCTTGGAGTTTCTTTAAAATTGGAAATTCCTGAAGAAAAGAAACCGCGCAATATTGCAATTGAATACTAATTATAATCTAACTTAAAAAAGGGCTCACTTTGATATTTACAGAGTGAGCCCTTTATGTTATAATAACACATGATTGAATTTTACACTTGTGTTGACCGCCATATGAATAATATTCTCTATAGAGGATATGATGCAGATGGACGAAAGATTTACAATAAAATCAAGTATAAGCCTACAATGTATCTCGAAGCAAAAAGTTCAGATACTCTTTGGCATACACTTGAAGGTACACCAGTTGAAGAAATGAAATTTGAGTCAATGAGTGATTGTAGAAACTTTCAAAAGACTTATGAAGATATCAAGTCTTTTAAGATTTATGGAAATGATCGGCATATCATATCATATATTCAAGAAAAGTTTCCAGATAAGATTCAATTTAAGTCAAGCAGAATTGAGATTTGCTTCCTAGATATAGAAAATATGGTTTCTTCTACGGGAGAATTTACGGAGTCTACAGTTGCCGATCAAGAAATTACTCTCATCGGTTTGAAAGCATCTACTCATTCTCATTATATTCAGTGGGGGACAAAACATTTCGATCAAGACAAGTCTCTAGTTCCTCATATTAATCTTGAGCGTAGAGAATTTGATTCTGAACACGAAATGTTATCAGATTTTATTACATGGTGGTCTGACCCCATGAATACACCTGATGTAATTACTGGATGGAATACAAAATTATATGATGTTCCATATTTAATCAATCGATTATCAAGAGTTTTAGGATCAGATGAAGCTAAAAGATTATCTCCATGGAATAATATTTCTCAAAGAACTAAGATAGATAAAACTGGCAAGGACTGTACATTCTTTGATATCAGTGGAGTTCAACAATTAGATTATCTTGATTTATTTATTAAATTCAGTTTAAATACTTACGGTAAACAAGAGTCACACAAGCTAGATTTTATTGCCGATCTCGTCCTTGGAGAAGGTAAGATTAATTATGGAGAATCTGGCTATTCAAATCTTACTGAACTATATGAAAAGGATTATGATTTCTACTGTTCATACAATCTCGTCGATATTGAACTTATTACAAAGCTTGAAGAAAAGCTAGGAACAATCAATCTAGTATTTACTTTATCATATTATGCAGGTACTAATTATAATGATACATTAGGAACTGTTGCAATTTGGGATGCTATTATCTTTAGATATCTTGCTAATAAACGTATTGCAATTCCTCAAAATGAAGTTTCTTTTAAAACTGAATATGAAGGAGGTTATGTTAAAGAAGCTCACAAAGGCCGGTTTGATTGGGTAATGACATATGATTTAAATAGTCTATATCCAAATACTATCATTCAATATAATATGAGCCCAGAAACTATTGTACCTCATATGAAAGTTCCGGGAATTACACCAGAAAAGATATTAGAAAATATTGATAGAAAACAATGGTCTCCTGAGGAAAACTTAGCAATAGCAGCAAATGGTTGTTGCTTTAAACGAGATAAACAGGGGTTTCTTGGAGCTCTTATGGAAGATATCTATATGAATAGAGTTCTTGTAAAGAGACGAATGATTGAAGCTCAGAAAGAATTAGAATTGTTAAAATAATCCCATATAGAGAATTTAGTATGATGTGTTTTTATAAAAGCATCATATTATGCCCAGATATGTCTCTAAATCATATTAAAAAACCACACCGTATCTGCATAATCCTAGAAATTTAAAGTTAATGATAAGTCCCCATTGCGACTGTCATAGTAAAGTTAGCAATATGACCAGGTATCATTTTGAAAAACGTAAACAAAATAATATGAATATAGAAAAAAGAAAAAGAGAATTGGAAATTGAAATTGATCGACTTAATAATGAACAAATGGGTCTTAAAATCCTAAACTAATGGGACCCTCTATAGCAATATAGAGGTAAACTTCATGTGAATTCAGGGAAGGCTTTAATATGCTAATCCTGAGCCAAGCTAGAAATAGAAGGTGCAACGACTATCCGTAAGGAGTACACTCAAGTGAGTGGAAGCGCATGACAACTCTCTGAGTTGAAGATATAGTCTGATCTTATAGGAAACTATAAGCAGTAGTAATACTGAGTATGAAATTAACGAATCATACTTAACATAAATGATTAAATTCCTGCTATGGAGCATTTTCAAATAGGTTTTTCCGATATTATAATATTGACATTGCAGAAGCTATTACGTTATCTGGTCAATTAGCAGTACAAACAGCTGAACATGCCGTAAATAATTTCTTATCAACCTCATTAAAAGATTCTACTTTTAATGATCGAATCCTTATGTCCGACACTGATTCAATTGCCACTCATCTCGGAGATGTCGTTGATAAATGCAAGCCAAGAGATCCTCATCAATTTCTTTTAGATTTTGGAAGAAGTGCTTTAGAACCTGTTATTGAAAAAGCATATTCTGAATTAGCTTTGAAAGTTAATACATATAAGAACACTATGGTTATGAAAACAGAAAAAATTTGTTCTGTTGGAATTATCCAAGCGAAAAAAAGATACATATTCAATGTAATTTCAAGTGAAGGGGTAGTCTATAAAGAACCTAAACTTGTTATGAAAGGTATTGAGGCTATTAAATCTTCAACACCTAAGATTTGTCGAACTGAATTTAAAAAGTTATTTAAACTTCTTATGGCAGCATCTGAATTGGAAATTCAGACAGAGGTGGAACGATTTCGAGAAGAGTTTGAACAAGAACCAATTGAAAAGATTGCATTTCCTCGTGGTCTTACTAATATTAAAAAATATATTCAAAAGGTAGGAGCAAATGGAATTAAAGTTCCATATATCAAAGGAACCCCTATGAATAGTAGGGCATCTATCATGTATAATCACTTAATAAAAACTATGGGATTGACAAACAAGCACCAATATATTAAAGGAGGTGATCGTATTAAATATATCTTCCTTCGTAAAGGCAATCCTACAGGAGAAAACGTAATTGCGTTCCTTGATAAACTTCCAACAGAATTTGATCTTGACAAATATGTAGATAGAGATTTATTATTCGAAAAGACATTTATCTCCCCATTACAATTAATTTTGGACGCAATTAACTGGAAGGCTATACCATTATCTGATCTTAGTGATTTCTTTTGTTAATATCTTTTATATTTACAAACACTATAATAAAATATATAATATCTATATGATGACAATTGAACAAGCACAAATAAAATGGGGTTACAAAAAAGAAGCATTTATCAGAAATGATGAATATGAGAATAGTATTATTAATCCAGGAGTAGTACAAGATGATATGAATCTTATGCACTCTTATTATGGTATTCATCAAGCGATGGAAAAACTTAGTCCAGAACAACTTAAGGAATTTATTTCATTCCGCTTCCGATTCCTTCAAGAGGAAGTTACAGAAGGGTTTAAAGCGATTGATGACAAAGATGGAGACGGAGTTGTTGATAGCATTATTGACCTCGTTGTTGTTGCCGTAGGCACGTTAGATCTTCTTGGAGTTGACTTTAGAACAGCCTGGAATAAAGTATTGATTGCTAATATGAATAAAAAAGTAGGTATTAAAGCAAGTAGACCAAATCCACTTTCATTACCGGATCTTATCAAGGAGTTTGGGTGGCAGGCTCCTTGTCATAAAGATAACTTGGGAGTAATTCAAACTGCTCTAAATCATACAACCTAATATGAAGTATTCATTAACAATCTTTACGTCAATCTTTGATAATAAAACCCATCGACGTATGGATTTTAATTCCTGGGATATGTTTGAGACTTTGTTGTATAACCTATCTAAAGAACCAGGATATAAACCTAAAAAGGGAGAGCGCATTAAAAATGCATCTCCTTTAATTACTCCGGCTATCTTTAAAGAAGGTACTACCCGAAAAAATGAAAATGTTTTAGAATGGGCGTCATGGGCATGTATGGATGTTGATAATTATGATACACCTTTTGAAGATGCTGTTGCTGTATTTAAAACAAATAGGTTTGTATGTTATTCAACATCTTCTAGTACATACAAAAAACCAAAATTTCGAGTAGTACTTCCTTTACTATCATCTGTTCCTGCAAATAAAATTCGTCATTTCGTATATGCATTGAATAAGGAATTTAAATCATTGAGTGATCCACAAACAAAGGATTTATCTAGAATGTACTACATCCCGGCACAATATCCAGATTCATACCAATTCATATTCTCTCATAAGGATGCTTCTATGATTAATCCTAATGAGCTAATGGAAACCCATCCATTCATTTCTATGAGTTCAAACTCATTAGTGGATAGTCTATCACCAGAAATACGTGAACGAATTATTGCATATCGAAAAGAGAAACTGACTAATACATCATATTCTTGGAAGTCATACTTAGATTGTCCTTTCGTCAATCATACACTCATTGCTGAATATCGACATATATCAGAAACAGGTTGGTATAGCAAGATGTATCAGATAATGGTGTCAATCGCATCATCGGCTATGCGCCGAGGGTATCCAATTTCATCACACGAGATTGCTGTTCTTTGTTCGGAAATTGATACAGCCACTGGTGGATGGTACAAAAATCGGCCTCTCGAAACTGAGGCAGTTAGAGCGCTAGCTTTCGTGTGTAAGTCGTTATAACCCATAGTTTGAGACAACTTACAACCATCTACAGTAGAATATCCGATAAGATAAAGGAATTGAAAGTCTCATGGATTTTTACCATCTTCCTAAGCCGCTTGTTTATAGTAGTGAGTCAATTATTTTCGTTTTTGTTGTTTACTATTAGATAAAAATAACGTATAATATTAAATACATATGGATAATGTAGAATCAATACGACGCCAATTATTAGTAAAGTATCAAACAAGTGAATTTGTAATTGATAAGAGCGGAGTAAAAACTATTGAATTGGTTGGTACAAGTTTTATTGCAGATGAACCGGCTATTTTTGGTAAACCTAATATAGAATATATTGCGAGAGAACTTGAATGGTATCAATCTCAATCTCTTAACGTGAATGATATTCGCGGTGTTACGCCTAAGATTTGGCAAGAAGTCGCATCTCCTGAAGGTCTCATCAATTCGAATTATGGATACCTTGTTGATTCATATAAAAACGGAGATCAATATATAAACGTTCTTAACGAACTGCTTATTAATCCCCATAGTCGTCGTGCTGTCATGATTTACACAAGGCCTACCATGCATACTGATTATAATAAGGATGGTATGTCTGATTTTATTTGCACAAATACTGTTCAATATCTAATTCGTAGTAGTAAAATGCATGCAGTTGTGCAAATGAGGAGCAATGATCTCATCTTCGGATATGCCAATGATTATGCATGGCAGGAATATATGCTTAATTCTCTTATTAGTGATTACAATGGAGTTAATGGAGATAATCCTCTCTTAAAAGGGAACATTACTTGGCAGGTAGGATCACTACATTTATATGAACGTCATTTCAAATATATTGAAGACTATCTTTACTTAGTAAATAATATCACATATTGTTGAACCTAAGAGTCCCAAATCGCTTCTTAAAATCTCTATAACTAAAACTAAATGAATCAAATTCAAGCTGAATCTGTAACAGTTCTCAAAGAATGTATTGAGACTCAAAAATTAAAATCTCGAGATTATCAAAATCCATATTCGCGGATTAAACAAGCCGACTACTATCTCAATGGTGTATCTACAATTGTTGATATTGTACATGCTAAGATTCTTAGAGCTCGATCTGTTATTGAAGCCATGACAAATGATCCTACATATGAACCTAATTTTGAATCTTTTGAAGACAGTTTTAAGGATGCAATTAATTACCTATCTTTCGCAATTGCATATTCTCGTGGAAAGATTAATGGTCAAAATCTAGATCATGATTTTCTAAATCGCCCTTACAAAAAAGATTAATATGTCTTTAATTGAAAAAACTGAATATTATAATGAATTTATTCGTTATTATAATTTCGCCAAGGAACAACAGAAGAAATGTAATGTTTCACAAGATCCTCCGTATGGAATGATTCCACATGCTCAATCTGGTATAGGAGATGACCTTATGGAGCAGATTGAGTTATATGATGTTGTTGAAAGATCATATGCAGGATTTTCACAGATTATACATGATTGTTTTTATGGTTGGTCAGAAGATCATCCGTATTGGAAAAAGATGAGCGCCGGTCTTTATTGTGAACAGAGGAATGTTATAGCACATGATTGGACCGGCAAACAATCACAGTTTGGTTTACCTGAATGGCTATACATATTCATTTTACATCGTGTATGTGGCTCAGGTATTAATTATTCATTAAGACCGTCGGGGTATTACAATACAATATTATCAAAACTTTATCGAGCCGATAGTATTGAAAAGATGTGTCATATGATTAAAAACGAAAAGAATTCTTTTTATTCTTCAGTTGGATATCAATTTCCAGCATTTCCTAAACCACCATCCGAATATAAACGGGGTGGTGATTATTACTTATGTGAGTATGCTCCTCGTCTTGCAAGAGAATTAGCAGATTGGTTGGTAAAGGGTAATAAAAAAGACCTGCGTGAGATTGGTACTTTTATGCTAGATTGGAATGTTAAGAATGGTCTTAGAAAATACTTCTTCCAGTATGCAGCAACAATCTCTGATATTGCAGATTGGTTTCCTCAGTATGTTAATCGAAATTCTTTATTTTATTATGGTAGTAATGCAACAGAATGTATTTCATACCTTGCAAAAACTAAGGTTAAAATGAAAACAGATGATTTGTTGGATGCTATTATGATGCAAATCTTTGAAGATACTGGGTCAGAGCCTTATAATGCAGAAGATGTTGCTTGTGATTTTATTCGATACATTACAAATTATTACCGTTCAGGTTCTGATTATAATCATATTGATGGTGATACTTTATGGAATTCAAGTAAACTTATTCATCCATACGGCAGGCAAAAGGCTATGCTGGATTTAGGATTGGTAAAATCTTTTAATAATCTTTCTGGAGGATTTTTCTCAGATCAAGTAATACGATCTGCTGGATTAACCCCTATCCAATATATAAAAAAGGTAAAGGAACTTCCTCAATATTCAGATTGGACATATGCTACTCTAATATTTTCCTAACATATATGACTACTACAAGAAGAGCACTAGTTACATGTCCGTTTGTTCCAATTACATCTATATTGGGTTCTCATAGATCAGCCTTAGGTGTCATCTATGCTGATATGATCAAACAATCTGGTAAGTATGATGAAGTTGTTATTGATTGGCGAGCTAAAACAATAACAAATCATAATGAGTTTGATGATATGTTCCTTTACCATGGATCTGATTGGAATAAAGTTATAAATTTATATAATGGAGTATACGGATTTCTATATCTATCCAATGTTATCAATGTATCAAAATTTAAAGGAAAAGTATACTCTTTGGGAGTACAATGCCCAGAATATCATACGCTTCTTAAAAGAAGGCTACATTCAGCAGAAGTTAAAGGTACTTGGGTTATTCAACCAGGTTGGTATGATGTAGACATGGATAATCTGGGTAAAATGGTCGAATCTATGCAATGTGTTCCATTTCCTCACATTACTGATAAGGTTGTAATTGGTGATTCTCACGCAATTTGTATGTATCGCCCAGGCTGGACAGTTAACTCTGTTAAGTCTAAAACATTGAATGGTGCATTGACCAGCGGATTAAGTTCATTTGTTGAAGAAATTCGTCCGCTAAATGAAGTTAAATATTTAGAATGTTATTTTGGAAATATTGATGTTCGCCATCACCTATGCCGTCTAGAAGGCAATCATATTCATAATGCAAAGGAATTAGCAACACGCTATTTTAATGCCGCAAAAGAATTAACAATTCCTAATATTGTATTGTATGAATTGTTACCTATTGAAAATCCATCTCGAAAGATTCCTAAGACCGGGTTCTATAAAGGAAAGCCATTTTGGGGAACATGGCTTGAGCGAAATGCAGTTCGGACAGAATTTAATAATACTCTTGAAAATCTATGTGATTCTCATCCTACTATTACCTTTAAGAAATGGACTAATTACCTTATTAATGCAAGTGGCGAACTCGATTTTGCATATATGGAAACTCCTAAATCAATTCATCTTAGTCGTGAGTTCTACCCATATTGGACAGGACAAGACTCAAGCATTCCAATTGCATCACAAATTCGTAACTCCTTAGATCAATTCTTCTCCTAACGCTCCTCGAATCTGGTTTCCCAGCACAGAAAATGCGTCCACTGCGTCTCTTTTCTTTGAGGAATAGAAAAAACTCGGAATTTTGGACGTAACTCGTTGTAAATCAATGGTCAAAATTATTTTCTCTTTTTACACACTTTTTTGTTTACAGGAACTGGTTTTTGTGGTATAGTGAGCCCGTACGGAAACCTCAAACACCACTACCATGAGAATTCATGATGTCGTTCTATTTGAAGACGAGTATATTTTCGACTCAGATTCGGAATATTCCGATATGGGTAATCCGAATGGTGACAGATATGATAAAGCCTTGTTTATTAGTGCAACCACTTCGGATGGTCGTCGGTATATTCTTTCGGGAATTCAATTCAATCTTGAAGAAATTAAAAAAGCTCAAAAGCTGGTTACTCGAATTAAGAATGTGGGTGCAATTTCTCCAGGTCTTTGGTCCGAAACATTTTCGGTTTATGGATCAGTTGCTTGGCAAGAAGAGGATATGGCGCGGCAATTCGCATGGGATTCCAATCCTGCAAATCGTGGAACCGTTTGTGATTATTGAAAAATCTCAAAACAATACTACAACCAAAGCTAAATTATGCAAAATAAATTCGATTCGATGATTACCTATTTGAAGGCGCTCCCAAATTCTGACTTGGGGTTTTCGCCAGTATTTCTATTTAATACTGCGAAAACTTTCAAGGTGCCTGGCCGTATTATTCGAGAACTATTTCTTGGAAATTCTAAGAAAATAAGTCCTGGCAAGTATGCAGTAGAAAGCGCAATCGTCGCTGAAAAGACTTATAAAAAGACGAAGAGTCCAAAAACTCCAAAAGCCCCGAAGATTCTAAAGCATATCAAGACAGAGACTGAAATTTCAGAAGAAACCTTGCTTGCTCGCAAAAATTTGATTGCTAAGATTGTCAAACGTCACATGACTGAGCGTAATTTAGTTAAGGATCTCTACGTGAAAAAGAATACAGAAACAGTGGATATCGACGAATTTGATATTCTTGAAGAATTTGAACAATTAAAGAAAAGTAGTATTCGACTTTAATATGAAACAATCACTCAAAGAACACGCTTTAGAATTTGCAACAATTGCTCATCAAGGACAATTACGAAATGGTTCTGGACTTCCTTATATCACTCATCCTATTGCGGCTGCAGAAATTGTTTTGGCTAAATGTGATAAAGTGTTCGAACCCTTTAGTACTCTAGAGGGGGATATCTTGTATACAGTAGCACTTTTACATGACACTATTGAAGATGTTAGTTGGGTGGATCGTCATGAACTTTATAGTCGTTTCGGTTCTATCATTGCTGATGCCGTTGATGCATTGACCAAACATAGTGAAGAACCATATATCAATGCAGTTCTTCGCGCAAAAGATAATTACTTTGCTCGGCGTGTGAAATGGGCAGATAATGAACATAACGCATATGATTTAAACCCGGGAACACTTCTCGATAAATATCGAATGAGCCAATATATTTTAACACATTAAAAAATGAATTATTTTCCAAAAATTAACGATTGGTCTATTATTGCTCTTGACGATCAAAACCCGTGTCTAGCCCCCGAACTACGTCGAATGGCAATTGCTGGGTTTGTTACGGACCGACAAAATTTTAAGGATGGAGATCCAATTATTACTTCTACAATCAAGGGTAGATATAAAGATTTCATTGTAACTAAATCAGGTTCAATGTATTCCTTAGGAGATCCAAATAAAGAATATGAAAAACAATTTCCAAACGCTCTAAATCGTCTTCTAACTTCATTGACAGAACTATGACTATTTATAATACACATGTACAATTTAGTGAAGAAAATAGTAATAGGCTTGTAAAGATTTCAATTTCTGAGCTTATTCAATTGTGTCTTTGTCATAGACTTCTTGGAAAGAAGCAATTACAATCCGATAAATTATTTCAAGATGATGATGAAGATGATTATGGGGATTGTGATCCAAGGGATATTTCTATTGTATAGATATTTTTATGTCAATGTTCGATTATATCTTGTGTGAATTTACATTACCAAACTTACCTTTAGAATTTTTAGCACACCGTGGCGGCAATTCTTCTGAAATAATGTGGCAAACGAAAGATATTGACAATTCAATATCTTACTATAAGATTGAATCGAGTGGTATTCTTCTATTGGAAAAATATGAAGGGGTTTGGTCTGAAAGTGACCCAGTAGAAAATATAGAATCTGCCTCGTGTCATGAAAAATTAAAAGCTTTAGGTTCTTATATTAGAACTAAGACTTGGTGGGAACCTGTATTATTTACTGGAACTATCAATTTCTATGAAGTTTGGCATCATCTTAATTATAAGATTGATATTAATAATCAGCATAAATTTGAAACTGGGTGGGTTGAATATAAAGCTATATTTTATCAAGGACTTCTTCAAACAATTGAATTGTTTTTAGTTGAAGATCCTATTGAATATAGTGAAGAACAGATTCAAGAAAATGAAATTAAGTTTAAGATTCAAAGAGCAGAACTTGAAAATAATCTTCGACAAAGTAGATCGAAATATCCAACCCCTGAACAAAAATTGATAGATTCAATCATGGATATTATCCATTCTCCTGAATGTATTCATGATGAATGGGGCATGGTTTCAAAACTGAATAATATAGAGGATATCATTATCGAATACAGAAAACAATTCGACATTTGGAAATAAAATATGAAATTAAACAAAGAACAAAAAGAGCGGGTTGATTTTGTAAAAAATGAAATTGAAGTATTACAATCAGCAATTGATTTGAAATATATTGATCTTGAAGAATCATTACCTGATCACCTTTCTAAAAGTGAGAAGAATTGGTTATGGGATTACGTGATGAATCCGACCTGGAACCCAGAACTTGCTGAAGAACATATTTTTGAGAAATAGTCTATATGAGTAAAAAATTCTATGCTGGTATTGGAAGCCGAAAAGCTCCACAAGATATTCAAGATCGAATGTGGGCAATAGCAATTGTTCTCGAAATTAAAGGTTACACATTACGATCCGGAAATGCTATTGGTTCAGATCAAGCATTTTCATCAGGAGTTAAAAGTGAAGCTCAGATTTGGTTACCATATTATGGATTCAATAAGGGATTTTCTAATAGATATCCTAAACATATCTATGAAGTAATTTTTCCTGATGATAAGGAAGCATTTGCATCTATCGCCAAGTATCATCCTAAAATGAATAGTCTAAATTCAAACAGTCTGAAATTGATGGCAAGAAACTATCGACAGATAGTTGGACGTAATGGAGAAGCTAATTCAGAATTTGTGCTTTGTTGGACACCTGGAGGAGAGATTGTTGGAGGGACCGGACAAGCAATCCGTATTGCACAAGATTTAGGGATTCCTGTATATAATATGTTTAATTGTTCGAATGAAGATATTTTTAAAGCTATTGAAAATTGCCATTATCAATTAGATAAACAATTCACATGAAACCATTCAATCTCTTTCTAGATGATCTGAGAAATCCTTCCGATGCATTTGTGTCGGGAGTACGTAGAAAAGATTTAGGTCTTGTTGCAACTATTTCATTACTTGTTCTAACGAGTACTGAATCACATGATTGGGATATTGTAAGATCATATTCTGAATTTGAAAATGCTATTAATGAATATGGAATTCCTTCCATGGTTTCATTTGATCATGATTTATCATTTGAACATATTCAACATTACTTTAAAGTTACACAACTTACTAATCTTATTGAATATGGAAATCTAAGTCCAAAAAGTACCGGATATCATTGTGCTCAATTGTTAGTGCAGAAATGTAAAGAAGCTAATGTAGCACTTCCTGTATGGCATGTACATAGTGCAAATTCGGTTGGTGCTGTAAATATTGCAAAAGTTTTATCAGATTATGAAAATCAAAGGAACTAAAAAAGCTTTAAAGACTATAGTCATTTGTTCAACAGATAATAAAACCTGGGAGAAATTCCATAACTTTTATTGGAACACCATGAAAGAAGCTGAAAGTGAAGAATCTATTGCTGCTATAGTCAAAGAAGCTCAAAAACGAAATATGATTAAGACTCATTTCTTTGAATTAGTTAGTGAAGATTACTTTGTTAAATTTAAACAACCATACTGTTAATAATATGAACTATCAAGACTATCCTAATGATTTCTACACAAATAGAAATTTATATTGGCTCTATGCGACCAAACAAGAATTGCTTGATGCTGGAGTACATCCACTGGGTATCTGGCCAAGTCTTAATGAAGAATGTGTAATCGAAGCTGCATTGACAGAAGAAGAAGCTCATTCATTTATTCCAAAGAATACACTTTATTGTTATAGTCGAGGCGAAGATGGTACTTATAAACAATGCCCTTTCTGGGATAAAATATTACAATTTCCAAAACAAGCAAATGGTTTCTGTCATTTTCTAAAACAAGGAGATTTTAGTGATGATAAATTTAGTCTTCTTTGGGATAGTTGTAAAGAGTGTGGAATCTCAGATGATATAGAATTTGAAACTCATGAATAATTCCGAAAAAATCGAATTGTGTAAAAAATATTCAATATTGCTTGGTCGTAACTATTCTTCATATAGTCTTGATCCTGAAGTTATTGCTACATTAATTGCTGCAGATTTAAATGGAGATTTCGTTCTAGTAAATACAGATCGAGATTTTAGATGGGAAGGAAGCTTTAAAGAATTTCTTCATAATTGGGATATCATTTCTTAATAAATTATCCTTTACAAGCCAATCCTGATATAATAAATTAATGGCAATCAATTGTATTTTTATAGACCTTGATGAGACTCTAATTCATACTTTATATCCTGCTCCAGAACAGGATCATATCACATTCGTGCTTGGAGAACGAGCATTACGATATTTTTCAATCATTCATCCCAGAGCATTGGATCTTATTGAATTTTCTCGTAATCTCGTTGGACGTGATAATGTATATATTTTGACTGTTGCCACCAAGGATTATGCTACCAAAGTTAATGAGCTGGGTAAATTCGGGTTTGATGAAGATCATATTTTCCATAAAGAAATGATTAACAATCATTGGGCATCAACTGTATACGGAGGAGGAACAACTTGTCCATGCGCTATGGCTCATAAAAATAATGTTCTTATCGATAATCTACCATGGAAATATAATATGAATAAGATTGATTTGATCGGGATCGATACAGATCGTTATTATCAATGTGATGATTTCTATGGAGTAGAATATGGGAATGGTGAATTTTTGGATGTTACAGAATTTCTAATTCAACTTCATAATGAGCAATAATAGGACATCTCTTCACATGATTGGATTGTTTCACACAATTCCAAATCAAGAATATTCTCATTGTGCATTTACAGGAAAAGTCTTGAGATGGGCAAAAATGATGCAGCGAGAAGGTTGGGATTGTATTGAATACTCGAATGGAAACAGTGAATCGGGGTGTAATAGAATTATTCAAATTCTTTCTGAAACCGAACTCAAATCCCTTATTGGAAAAGAAAGTATTTTCCATGGAGACGTTGCAACAATTGGTTCTCCACATCATATAGAATTTGAAAAAAGATTATTAATTGCATTACTTAATAATGTTAAGGATGGAGATATAATTTGCCATCCATTTGGTACTGCACATTCAAAGGTAGTTTCTTTGTTTCCGAACTGTTATCATGTGGAAAGTGGAATCGGTTATCCAGATCAAATGGAATCAACTTTTAAAATTTTTGAATCACATGCATGGCGTAATTTCTGTTATGGCAAAAGTAATAGTTCTGGAAAGAACTTTGATTTTGTAATTCCGAATTATTTTGATATTGATGATTGGGATATTAATTTAAATCCTGAAGGATATATTGCATACTTTGGGAGAATCTGTTCAGCCAAAGGATTAAATACCGTCGCTGAAATTGCTAATCGTATAAACCTTCCAGTTATTGCATGTGGCCAAGGTGATACTACTCCATGGAGGGAATCTAAAATTATATTTCGAGATCCTATTACTGGCAAAGACAGATCTAAGTTTTTGGGTAATGCGAGAGCAATTCTTGCTCCTACTGAGTACATAGAACCTCTAGGCGGTAGTAATATCGAAGCAGCTCTTTGTGGAACTCCAATGATTAGTGTTGATTACGGTTGTTTTCAAGAAACAAATTCAATTGAAGGAGTTACAGGTTATCGCTGTAAAATGTTGCAACAATGGTTGGAAGCGATTGAAAAATGTTCTGATATAGATCGTAGTAAAGTAGCTGAAATTGCACGATCAAGGTATAGTCTTGAAACTTGTGGTAAACAATATACAACAGCATTTGAACAAATACTAACACTTACTGATCGAGGGTGGTATTTTAATTGCTGATTATTTTATTTACGCTCCTTGAAAAATGTGATATAATAATCCATGGAAAAAGAGAAACTAAAAAATATTCTTGATTACACACCCGAAGAACAACTGATAATTCTCAAAGATATTTGCGGAAGAATCTATATTTATCGAAATATAGCTTTAAACCAAGAGGAAGTTCTGGCTGAGCTTGCCACTATTGATATGTTATTCCGAGACAATTCTGAAAACTTTAATTAAAAATAATATGAAAACAATACAAATAAATACGTTAGAAATGATAGCAAATCTTAATCAGCAACTCGCAAACGCTGACCGAAAGATAGCAGAGTACAAAAAAGCTGGGGAAACTCTTGCTAAATTAGTTATTGAACAATCGAAGATTATCAATGATTGTATGAGAGAGATTCCTGTAGGTAATGTAACTACACACAAGCCCGAAAATCTTTCTGAACGAATTGGTTTCTTTGTTGAGAAATATTCTAAGTATGCAGAAGCCGAAGAAAGGTTGTGTGATATACTTGGACTAGATATTGACATTGACCAAGTTGAGAAAACTATCGAATGTCTTCAAAATGATTACTGTATATATAAAGAAACTCTTGAAATGATTCGAGATGGTACAGAATATGCTCAAGACTTGGCTAATAAAGCATTGGACTGGAAGGATGTTGAGAAGCTTGATCAAAAAGAACTCTGTGAAGATAATCTAATGCTCAAACTGGAATTAGCAACTCTTTGGAAGGATTATCGTCGTCTTGAAGAAGCTTATAATGAGAAATAAAGTTAAAAATTATGATCTCGCTTTACACTATTTTTACATTTCTAATTATTCATTGGATCTTTGACTTTTTTCTACAAACAGATGAAATGGCGAAGAATAAATCCAAGTCCAATTTAGCTCTTTGGGAACATATTAATGTTTACATTAGTGGTCTATGTTGTATGACAGTTTTAAACTCGATATATTTTCATAATTGGTTACATGTGTCATTTTGGTTAGTAGTTAATAGTGTTGCACATTTCTTCACTGATTATTGCACATCCCAAGCATCATCTCTACTATTCAAAGAGAACGATTATCACAATGCATTTGTTATCATTGGTGCTGATCAAATGATTCATTACATTACCTTATTTGGTACATTCTATTACTTTTCAAATCTATGAGTATTGCCATTGGACCTGCTTGGGATTACTGTTTTGAAGGAATTACAACTCATTTACCACTACTATGAAACAAACACGAAGTATTTGTGACAATTGTAAATTTGAGAATAATCCTCAATATGGGGGGTAGTGCACTCAATGATTGGGTTGATGTGAATATTGTAAACGAAAGCACAACACTATGGGTTCCTCATACAAAATCCCAATTTGATTTCTGTTCCACAAAATGTATGATTGACTATTTCACAAAGAATCCTTAATATGAACCGAATTAAAGTAATAATCAAAGACACTAATATCAATACTGTATTCCGCATGGGATCTAGTATTCCTACAAAACTTGAATACACAGATCATGATATTTCGGAGATATTGCAAGACTTATCTGAAATGATTAAACATGAATTGAAAAGAGATTGTTTGAAAACTCATAAACAACTTCAATTTGATTTTTAATATGAAGAAGTATTTGCTATCTTTTTTATCAGGTGATCATCAATTCGATAATAGAAAAATACTAACAGGTTTGATAATCTTATTGGGGCTTGATGTTTATTTTGTATACAACTATTTACTGAATTAAAATTACTATGAGAATCACTGATTGATTGCAAAAATCTATTAAATAATATATGAATGATAATCTATTACAACATGATCAGGCTACACTAGCTCACATTAATGAAGTTCGAGAAAACATTTGGCTTCTAATAAAAGAACTTGATAACCGAGCCCAGATTCATGATGCATCTGCATATATAACTGATCTCAGAGAAGATTACAATTCTGCCGAAGAAGCTGCTGAAGCTTGGCACCAATATATGATAAACAAATATGAAACTACATAAAATAACAAAAATTAAACCAACTGTGAACTTTCAAGTTACCACAGCCGTATCACATGATGAATATAGAGAATCTCTTATAGATGATATTGGTCTTTCCCCCAATGTTGATTATTGGGTTATTGGAGAAATTTTAGATGGACCTATCATCGGAGAATCTTTGAGGATGTTTAGATATATCCGAAATGATGTCGAAATTCCTGGGGTCTTTGCAACATCACCTATTACAGAAATTACAGAAAATGGATTTAAGACAATGAATTCAGTGTATCTGATGGAGACCGTTCCAAAATTATGTTAAAAAACTTAGTAATAACCTTTTGTGAAATAATTGTTTGGATAATTATTTTTTATATATCTTATAAATTTTTGAAACTATGAAGAATTATTTTATTTTTGATGTAGAGTCGGTTGGTTTATATGGGGAAGGATTTGCAGTTGCTGGGGGAATTTATAGAAGAGATGGTTCATGTATAAAAGAATTCGCGTTTCATTGTTTTTCTGGTAATGCATCTGGTGGTTCTTTTGAAGATAGACAATGGATTAATGATAATGTGACCGTTCATGAATCTTCAATTGAATTTAACAGCCCATGTAGAATTCAGGATGTATTCTGGAATGAATGGATATATGCAAATCTTATTTATGATGCTGTCGTGTTTGTCGAGTGTGGTTTTCCTGTGGAAACTAATTTTGTAAGGGTGTGTATTGATAATGAGATGATATCATCTCGATCCCAGGATAGTCCATATCCTATGCATGAAATTGCAACTGTAATGCTCTGTGCGGGAATGGATCCAATGAAAACATATGATCGACTTCCTAATGAATTACCTGCGCATGAACCTCTTGCGGATTCTCGATTAAGTGCAAGACTCCTCTTTGAAGCTTTGAATAAACTAGAAAACAAATTATGATTTTAAATATAGACTTAGAAATAACTCGATCAATCAAGAATCGAGATTCAGGAAATACTCGACTTACTGTACTTCGGGCATTGAAAACCGAATTGATCCATGCATCTTTACGAAAAGGGAATGTAAATACTGAATTAACAGATGCCGAAGTTCTTGGAGTAATTCGAAAAAAGATTGCTTCAGGAAAAGATAGTATTACCCAATTTACAAATGGTAATCGACCCGAACTTGCATTAAAAGAAAAGTTAAAAGTTGCAATTCTAGAATCATTTCTACCACAACAATTAGAAGATTGTGAAATTGTAGAAATTATTAATAGAGTGATTACAGAAGAAAATGCAACTGGCCGAAAACACGTGTGAATAGTGATTAAGAAAGTTCTGGAAATTGCAGATGGGCATGCAGATCCTAAAACAGTTTCAGTAAAGATCCTGGAAATTTTGAAATAACAAACATAAACAATATGACACGAGAATATATACAATAGTTACAAATTTCATTAAAGTAATTGATTAACTTCTAAATTAATAACATGAGAAAGGATTCATGAAGAAAAACAAATGAATCCTTTCTTAGTATAAATAGTTTCATATATGACGCAATCTATTCTCTTCATTCTCAAACATCGTGAAATCTATAATGAGAAAAGTTCTAGTAATCTGAGTTTAAGTTCAGGTCTTTATAACTCAGCAAAATATGTTTCCGATATGCTTATCGAGAATGGATATATTAGTAATATTTCTGTTGTGCATGATGCCAACTCTATTGAACACGAAATTGTAAAGCATAGGGCTACTCTTGTTATTATAGAAGCTTTATGGGTAACACCTGAGAAACTTGCACAACTCCAGAGACTATATCCTAAAATCAAGTGGGTTGTTCGTATTCATTCTGAAGTTCCATTTCTTGCAGGTGAAGGTATTGCTTTGAAATGGATTGGAGAATATTGTCATATTCCAAATGTTATGGTTGGGGTTAATTCTCCCCGGATGGAACATTCCCTGGAGATTGTACTTAAAACAATTCTTCATACTCATAATATTGAGGATAAGATCGTTTATTTACCGAATTACTATCCTGTATATGATTTATCTTGTAAGAACCTTAATAAGTGTAAAGACCATATTGACATTGCTTGCTTTGGCGCTATTCGTCCTCTCAAGAATCATTTGGCACAAGCTATTGCTGCATTAGATTTTGTCAATATTATTGGAAAGAAACTACATTTTCATATTAATAGTAGTCGCATTGAACAAAAAGGTGATAGTGCGATGAAGAATCTATTTGAGATGTTCAAGCATTTGAATTCTATTGGGCATAAATTGATATGTCATGATTGGCTCCCTCGGCCAGAATTCCTTGAATTATGTGCGACAATGGATATGGGTATGCAAATAAGTTTAAGTGAGACGTTCAATATAGTATCTGCAGATTTTATTAGTTGTAATGTTCCAATAATTGTTACTCATAAAGAAATCCCATGGGCATCAAGAATGTTTTCTGCAAAGGCGACAGATCATAAAAGTATGATTGATGCTCTTTGCTTATCATATACATTCCCAAAGATTAATGTGTATCTCCATAAAAGAGGTCTAAAAAAGTATGTAAAAAATTCTGCATATATCTGGAAAGATTTCATTGAGATTTAATAATATGAAAAATATTTGGCATTTGTTTGATGGAGGTTCTAGAGAATCTCAAGCATTAGCAAGATATGCAATGGAAACTGATCGAAGATTAAGATTATTTAGAGATTTATCAGAAATTCCATATGAAGATATTGAAGAAGGTGTAATGATTTCTGGTTCTGTTGAGATTGTTCAAAAAGCTCTGAATCGAACATTTGTTCCAGATTATTTTCCAGAATTTACAAAAGAATTTGCTGGTCGGAAAATTTGGTACGCTAATGATCTTGATAATATTCACGAAAAAACGTTTGTGAAACCTGCGGATGCATTTAAGAGATTTGATGGATTTATCTATGATCCTTTAAAAGTATATGATGAACTTCCCGTTGGACCATATGAATTGCAAACCCTTGTTGAAATCGTAAAAGAAGGACGTTATTATATTGTCCATGGAGAAATGATTTGTGATGGCTGGTACTCTCATGATCCGAAGGAGGAAGAATCGGAATCTCCGCCATTACCAGTTGGTCTTGAGATTCCGAAAAGTTGGTGTGGAACGATTGATGTAGCAGAGCTGAAATCCGGAGAAATCATCATTGTGGAATGTCATAACCCGTTCGGTATTGGCTGGTATGGCGAGTCAAAAGAATTCATGAAATACGGGATTTTTCTGGAAAAAGGGTGGGAATACCTAAAGAAATTGCGTAAGCCGTCGAAAATCAACGGTGAAAAAATAATTCAGTTTTATACACTTTTTTGTTTACACTGGGTCAGAAATAGTGTAGAATAATTCCGCAAGGAAACCACAACTTAACCACGTTAAATTATGAGTGTATTAGCATGTTCCCGCATCAAGACTTAATAATTTCCTACATAAAAACAAACATATGAAAAACAAAACAATGACAAAAATATTCCTTGTATTATTTGCTCTACTTTTATCGAGTTGTGCAGATTCTGCAAATGTTGTATCCACTGATATTCCTGGATTCTTCCATGGGGTTTGGCATGGTATGATCCTTCCAATTTCATTTCTAATATCTTTTTTTGATTCTAATGTTGTGATTTATGCAGTTTCTAATACAGGCCATTTATATGACTTTGGATTCATGCTGGGTTGTACATTCCCATTATGCACAAGGTCAACTATAAAAGAATAATTATGAAAAATCTTAAATATGTAATAGACGAGCTGGGAGGATTCATGATTTTTCCTGAATATGTACAACACATTGATGCAGGAACATTACTCAAGCAATCTGCGCATTCAGCAATTACTGGAGCCGGTTATATTGACTTTGATAATGAAGGAAAGATCCATTGCCATGGATCTTCGCATTCTCTAGGAATTGAATCTGGAGGATCTTTTGATGATGAAACAATTGCAGAAGAACTTAACTTAAAAATTCAAGAATGAAATATATTGTAACTACCCAAGATGCTGGCATGGAAGAAATCTTTATCTTTCCTGAATCGGTACCGCATAACATTATGGCTGAAAGTATTTCTCACATGCGAGATCAATCGTGGGGTTCTTGGGAACGAGTAACACGTAAACCAATTTCTGCAGGATTTATTCGATGGGGTAAATGTACTGGCGAAAGTGAATCTCTTTCTCTCAAGTCGCGACCGGATGAGGATACACGACTGCTTCCTTATATATGTGATTATTGATAATTTATTATTTACAAAGCTTCAAAAATAATATAGAATATTCATATATGAAAATAACCGAACAATATTCCGAAGTGCGAGAAGTACTTGAAAAACTAATTGATCGTGGTTATAGTTACAATTTTTATTGAAAATTTTCAATAAAAATTGTTTTTAGTATCCGAGACTATAAGCTCCGAACCATCAATCTTAAATAAGCCTTCTGGTTTCCAAAAGAAACCCGAGCCTAAATTAAGACCTTTGCCGACAAGACTAAATGGAATTGGTGTAAGATTACATTCATGATTCTTAGATGCGTTAAAGTCGGCGTCGCCGACCCATCCGCAATTACTACATGAATATTCTTTACCTTTCCTATTAACCTTTCGGACCTGAGAACATTGGTGACACCTTTGAGACCGATAAGCACATGATTGTTCTACAACTGGAACCTCCAATTCTTCACATCTGTGTTTTATCTTATCTCTAATCTCAGGATTAGACCAATGAGCCATACTTCTGGAAGTTTTAACACCTTTTTTGATGTTGACAATCTTTTCTAGTCTGACTTCCTTCAGACCTGAAAAATCCAATTGGTTGATAGACTAATTGACAAAATTCTTACGATGGGTTTGAGCCAGTTTAAATACTTTAGATCCCTTCTTTTTTCTTGATAACTTTTTAATTACTGATTGCAAGGAATGCCCATGGCGATCTGTATCCGGTGTAGTTTGGCCATCGGATAAAGTAGCAACTGTTTTGAAACATCTCATTATAATCTGTGAACAATCTACTTGATTTCCTATGTGATCATTCTCCATTAAAACTTCCAGAATTATTTCATGATGATTCTGGAATGGACTTTTTCGAGACCCAACCAATTGATCATGAATTATTGTCGGCGAGTACAGTAGCAAAACAGAAGAAAGTTAAAGAAGATAAGTTTTTATTCCATTATCATAAAGATGGTTATATATTACCAAGAGGAGGAGTTAAAAATCTAAAGAGTTTAAAATTAGAAATGGATGATACGGCAATGTCTTATGAGGAATGGAGTAATGCTGGATACTATCTTATAAAGGGATCGAAGAGTTCAGGTAAAGATGCTTTGGGGATTCCACAATTCAATCAAAGTCAAACGCGGAAATTTAATTAACAATATGAAAATAGAAACATTGAAGAGTCCCGAAGAATACGGGTGCAAAATTGAGAACAGAGTATGTCTTTTCAAAACAAGCCCTTTTTCCCAATGGTGGGGGTGTTTCTCTAATCAATCATCAAACTTTACAAGTCATAAATTATGTGATAACTGGGATGATCCTCCGATCACTTATATGTGCGCAGAACAATTTATGATGGCAGCAAAGGCTAAATTGTTTGGTGATAAAGAGACTCTTGAAAAGATCATGAATGAAAGAAATCCTCGGGAAATGCAAGCGCTCGGCAGACAAGTTAAGAATTATGATCAGGAGATTTGGGATAGTATGAAATTCGAATTAGTTTCTATTGGAAATTTTCAAAAATTCACACAAAATGAACATCTTAAAAACTTCATAATGCAATTTCCTTATGACACAAAATTTGCAGAATCTACTGCAATTGATCTCGTTTGGGGAACTGGAATTGATATTGATGATCCTGCATGTTTTGATCAAACACTTTGGTCTGGGAAAAATCTACTTGGAGATATTATAGGGTGGGTTAGAAAATACGCATTTACAAAGCATCAAAATTAGTTTATAATAATAATATGAATTCCAAATTTAAACCGACGGATTATAAATTTGAACCTACTGATTATGCATATCCTAAAGAAGTACGAGAAGCTATTATGTGTAAATATACAAGTGATTCAAATTACACCGAACCAGAAGAGTATGAATTTAAACTGTCTGATCCAATATGTCAATTGTGGCTAAAAGAAGTCGATAAAGCTCTTTTAACAGATACTCATAATGCTAATAATCTAATTCAAGCTTATAGGAATGAACTCATTTATCAGAAAAAAATAGTTGAGGAATTAAAGGCTGCATTGATGGAGAAACCTTCTACAAAAACAGAAACTAGTGAAGATAATGAAGATTGCCAAGATTGGTTGAGAAATTCCATTCCAAAAACTTGGACGGATAAAGTTGATTTAATTCCAAATCTTCTATTCACTTGTTTGATAAACTTCGTTGAAGAAGAAAATTGTTTGGATCAGCTCGATATGGACTGGAGTGAAGATATTGAGAAAGGATATGCAACACAAGAGTATGTCGATAATATCAATAAATTATATGGTGATCTTAAAAAAGCATATGAATATGTAAAGACCGAACGGCCGCAATTAGAGATTGATCTTAATGCATCATATCCGGAAAGTACTTTTTCTGATGATTGGATTCAAAAAGATAAAAAGATTGTAAATGGGATTTCATTTACAGTACTTAAGTCTTGTGAAGAACGATTTGGAGCAACGTATGAAAAAATTTATGCAGAGACTAATCGGATTGAAGCATTGATCGAAGAGAAAGATCAATGGGCTATGGGAGTAATCACAAAAAATGTTGGATATCTATGGACATAAAAAATCAGAATTACTTAAAGAAATTGAGGATCTACGTAAAGAACTTGCATATCTTCGGAAAGAATTTGAGGAATTCAGAAATAATCCTCCTAACCCTTCGATTCTGTTTTATTCAGATTGTAAAGTTCTTCCACTGTTTCATTTACCACTTGTTCCGAATATCCCACATCCTTTTTAACCCCCCAATGTTAATTATGAGTAAAAAAATAACACAACCAGAAATATCATTCGAAGAGCATCTTATGAACCTTTATCCCAATCTTTTTAATAAAGATTGTGAGAATAAACCAATTTGCACAGATTGTGGAATTTATGTCCCAGATGGATGGAAATTTCTTGTGGAAAATCTTTGTGCATCCATTAATAATTATACAACATTTGGAGAAAGCCATACTCAGAAAAATAAAATGTTGTTTACTATTAAACTGTTTATCTATAATAAATTTATTAGACCCTTAGGTGAAGTTTTCTATAGATTGCTTGATCCATATAAAAAATATAAAACAAAATCAGATAAGACCGATGAATATTGGCTTATTAAACCTGAGATTTTAGAATTAATAAAAGAAAAACATCCTTGGAGATTATCAATTTTTACAAATACCCAATATTTTTTCTCCTGGTTTCGACCACATTATAAGTGGCATATAGAAAAAGTTCCTAAAGTAGTTATAAACCAAATTAAGGAAAAATTTGGAGAACTTCGCTTCTACTACTCAGGCGGAGATCAGGTTGTTGCAGGTATGGTACGATTAGTTGAGAATTTATCTTCAAAAACATGTGAAATTTCAGGAGAGCCTGGAAAATTATACAAAAAAGCTGAAGGATATAGTTGGTACAAAACTTTATCTCCAAAAATGGCAAAGAAAATGAAATATATTTTGGTGAAATCTGAGTATTTATCAGATTCTAAGTTATAAATAAAAATAGCTGCATTTACTATAAGTTGGTAATGTAGAATATTCGATAGATGCATTTCGGCATCGTGATTGAAGTCTAGTGTGTGATGATTTATTTCTTCATGTACAATAACAATGGCATATGATATAATTTCCTTTTATGGGAATTTAAATGCCTTCAACCATAAACAAATATGAAATATCTATTATCAACACTTATGTTTTTAATACTATCGTCCTGTAGTTCTATTGCATCACCACAAACAAACATTGAATCTACAGATCAAACCATCAAAGCTAGGATCACTTATTATTGTGCTGAGGAACCTTTTGGTTCACATGTTGCTCAAGCTAATGTAAAGAAAGCTACTCCTAATCATACGGTTGCTGCACACCCTAACTTTAAATTTGGGACTCACATCATTATTCCAAAATTAGGACATGAATATATCGTAGAAGATAGAGGACCGGCGGTAACAAGAAAAACGGCAGCTGGTGGAAAAAAGGATAGTAAATATGTTTTTGATATATTTTGTAAAAATAGAGCTGAAATGAAAAAATTAGCCCGAACAATGCCTGAATATATGGAGATCATAGTGAAAAGAAGTGAAACAAATAATAAAAAACAGAATGAGCAAAAGTAAATATATTAGACACACGGGCACAAAACAGCTCGCAAAGATTCTCACTAAAAAATTGGTTGAGGAATGTATAGGAAAGTCTCCTGAAGAATGCGCAGAGTTAGAAGCCGCATTTCTTAAGAAGATTTCCAAGGATTCAGAAGAATCTGCATCAGAATAGGGATATTCGTCTAAAAATTTACTTACTGAAATCGCAACTAATTCTAAGTAATCTCTCTAACAAAATTATGATCCATTATCTCTATAAATTATATTACAAGCATATTCTTGGCTCTGATTATGATTCAAGAATTGAAAAAGCTTCTTTAATGGTTTATGCGATTTCCGATTTCACTGACGGTGGTCGTGGGCACAATATTACAATTGATGGTCAACGAATTCGGGCAAGACATAATCGAATACGAATTGCTCAATTTGAAAATCCATTAGCTGTAAAATATATTAAACCAATCTAAAAAACAAACAAAATGAAAATTAATAAGAGTCACTCACCAATAACTACTAATATGAAACACTACGCGTTCCCAAAAATTCGACAATATCATCAAGTATTACAAAGCTTAAAACTGTCTTACCAATTCTCAGGAGTTGATGAGAAAGGAGATCCAATCTATGATGATACAAAAGAATTGCCCATTATAACATTTGAAGGTTTTGTAAAACTTCATGGCACTAATGCAGCAATCGTAATTAATTCTGATGGGACATATTACTGTCAATCCCGAGAAAATGTAATTGATCAGATTAAAGATAATGCAGGATTTGCTCATTGGGTCGCCAAGGATGGGTATAAGATCGTCCCTCATTTTAAGTCAGATAATGATGGGGTAAGAACTATTGTTTATGGCGAATGGTGTGGGGGCTCAATTCAAGGGGGAGTTGCTCTCAGTTCTATGCAAAAAATGTTTGTTATCTTTGGAGTTAAGCAAGTGTTTACAACTGACAATAGTAATGAAGAAGTTACTTCTGTATGGAGTTCTACATCCTACGAGAATCCTGATATCGGAGTATTTAATGTTCGCCGAACAAAACCATATATTATTGAAGTTGATTTGAATCAAGCCAATAAATCTATTGAGATCATGAATCAATGGGTTGATAGTATTGATAAGGAATGCCCTTTCGCAAAAACTTTCGATATTTCAGGCCATGGAGAAGGTATTGTTTTTAAACCCATTGATGATCCTAGCTTTTCAAGAGCTTTTAAAGTTAAGGGTGAATCTCATTCAAAATCTCATGTAAAAAAGACAATAACAGTTGAGGTTGTAAAGCTGGATTCAATACAAGTTGCGGTAGAGACTTATTGTAATGAAGATAGACTTGAGCAAGGTTATGGTATTGTAGTATCATCTCCCGCAGATGCAGTTCCTCAGAAAATTGCCAATTTTATTAAATGGGTTGTTGAAGATATCTGGAATGAAGAATCTGATTCATTGTTAGCATCTGATATTTCCCGAAAGGAAATTACAGGAGCTGTATCTAAAAAGGCAGCTACATGGTTTCAAAATAAACTTAAAAGCTCAGTAATAACTTATTTATATCCTTGAAAGGGACCATTTTACCATGATGGGTTCCACAAGGCATTCCTTCAAGAAATTGAATCTCGGAAAGGATTCTCGTCTGGAAGCATTTGTTCATAAGTATGATAAGATATGTAGAATTGCTATTAATAATATTTGGGATAATTTACCAGACAATTTAGTAATCGCAAAATATCTAGATACTTCTTATGTCGATAAAACTGGCATGTCTGCTAGAGCTTTAAGGCGTTGCATTGATCAAGCAAGAGGAATTGTTGCGGGAACTATTGAAAAGCAAAAACGGCGATTATTCATAAATGAAAAGTATGGGAAGAATTTAAATTCAGTATATTCAAAACCTGAAATAAAGAATATCATATATCCTCAACTGAGTTGATTATGTTTAGACTTCGAATTTGATAAAAGTAAAGAGTTTGCTGGATTTGCCAGACTAAAATCTTTAGGGAAAGTATTTGGTCATATTAATATTCCTATTGATAAAACAAAACCTTTCCAAAAGTGGAGTAAGAACGGAACTATCTGTAATTCCATTAAGATTTTCAAGAATCATTTTCAGCTTGCTTGGAAGGTAGAAAAGAGTCCAAAAGCACAAGGTGATAAGATTATTGGTATTGATCAAGGTCTTAAAACAGTTGCAACTCTTTCCGATGGTCAAACCACACCAGATGCCGATTGCCATGGCCATTCATTACAATCAGTAATCAAAAAGTTATCAAGAAAAAAGAAGGGTTCTAAAGGCTTTAAGAAAGCTCAAACCCATCGTAAAAATTTTGTCAATTGGAGCATAAACCAATTGGATTTTTCTAACCTATCGGAAGTTAGGTTGGAAAAGATCGTCAACATCAATAAAGGTGTTAAAACTTCCAGAAGTATGACTCATTGGTCGAATCCTGAGATAAGAGATAAGGTTTTATGGCGTTGTGAAGAACTGGAGGTTCCAGTTGTTTTGCAAGAAAGTGTTTATCGGTCTCAAAGATGCCATCAATACAGTCTGGTCCGGAAGGCTAATAGGAAGGGAAGGAGTATTCATGTAAAAACTGCGGATGGGTCGGTGATGCCGACTTTAACGCCGCTATGAATCATGAATGTGATCTTGAACCGATTCCGTTTAACTTTTTAGGCAAAGGTCTTAACTTAGGCAAGGGTTTCTTTTGGAAACCAGAAGGTTTATTTAAGATTGATGGTTCGGAGCTTATAGCCCCGGATACTAAAAACAATCTTACTGAAAATTTTCAATAAAAATTGTAACTATGAAAAATAAAACACAATCGTTATATGAACGTCTTTCTGAGATGTTCTCCGCATCTGCAACTACTAATGAAGATCCAATTTTAAATATTCTATTTGCTTGTACAATGGAATTTATTAAATCTAGGGAATTCTCCTCGAGAAAGTTTTCGTCGTTTGAACAAGGGTTTTTTGAAGAATTTAAGGAGTATATCGAGCGAGATCGAGGAGTACATATCGATTCTATCATTAAAGCTGAATTGACTTCAAAAAATATGAAGACGTATGAACAAGATTTAGAAGATATGGATTTACTTTATCTTACTAATATTATGCGATATAGAAAACACATCTTTAACAATCATGGGAATAATTAATAATCTAATGCATTCAACATGTGCAATTGACGAAGAACCTAATGTTCACGATCTTAGGATTGCGTACTATTTTGGAACTGATGATGGTGATTGGTGTAGAATTAATGATCATGAAGCTACTGTACCAGAACATTATATTCATCCAAAAGTAATTGATGCTTGCCGTAAAGGTTATGAATCTACTCGAAATCTACCAACGAAATAATATGAAAATCATTAGTAATATCTTAGCATTGATTGTTACACTATTCCTTGCCACATCACTGATTTCAATACCATTTACCACTTTGGTAATTAATGTACCACCATGGTTAATTCAATATGGAAAACTTTGTGAAAATTTTTGGCTTGGTGTTGTTGTGGCAATTATTAGTGTACTTATAATTGAAATGTGTATTGTCACTTTCAATCTCATTAAACTTTTACTAATTCGAAAATGAAAATCGGAGATAATGTGTGGATTTCGCATCAGGATATTGATGCATGTGGATATGGCGGCTCCGTCAATTGTTGGGGAGTAATTACGTCCTTATATTTGACAAATCCTAATTGTTGGTGGGTGCAGTATAAAAGCGAATATGGATGTTTCATTGAGGAGAGTTTTCACAAACATGAATTGACTTTAGAGAAATATCTAGAAGGTTAATAATTATGACTGTAGAAGAGAAAAAACGGTGTCATCTTATTGCGTGTGCTGTTGCATATTTACAAAAGAGTTTCTCCATTTTATATAATGATATTCCTGTTTCAATATCAGAAATTGAAAAATTAGTTACGCAACTTCTTGAAAAAGATTTAACGAATGGTTTGTTATCAGGAATAATCACTGACTACAAAATATCAATTGATATTCCGAAAAATCCTAAAGTTCTTCTAAAAATCAATATAACCAAATGAAATATACAACTACTTTACTTACACTAAATTCTCCGAACCATAATGACCGAATTTACCCAAGCGAAGTCATTGAAAAAGCAATTGAAAAATCGAGGAAAGATATGGAAGAACGAAGGTTATTTGTAACATCACATCTATCATTGGAAAGATCTGAAGTGAATTTAGAAGATGCTGTTGGAATGATTACCGATATTAAAATTGAAGGTGATAACTTAATTGGAGAAGCTGAGTTTTCTCCGGTATTATTATCAAAACATTTTCCGATTCATCTTCCGTCATTTGAATCGCAGTTCAATAAAACTTTATTTCTAAGACCTTCTGGAATGGGAACTGTGAAAGATGGATTAATTGGAGATGATTATATTATTAATCATTTTTTCTTAACAAATGACCCTGCTTGATTTAACAATAAAAGAATACAATATATAAACATATGTCAAATTCATTACTAGAAAAATTAAAAAAAAATTGTAAGATCAAAGAAGCAGATGTACTAGCTGACTCCAAATTCTTTGGAATCAAAGATTTCACTTCAACAGGAATTCCAATGCTAAATGTGGCATTATCAGGAGATATTGATGGAGGGTTAACATCTGGCGTAACTACATTTGCTGGACCAAGTAAGCATCTAAAAAGTCTATACTCTTTAATTATTGCTTCCGCGTATCTTAAAAAAGATAAAGATGCGATTTTGATGTTCTATGATACAGAATTTGGTGCGCCTCAATCATATTTTACTAGTTGTGGAATTGATCTAAATCGAGTACTGCATATTCCTGTGAAGAATTTAGAGGAACTGAAATTCGATTTAGTTGGACAATTAGAGAATATCAATCGGGCCGATAAAGTCATTATTATTATAGATTCCGTAGGTAACGTGGCTAGTAAAAAGGAAATCGAAGATACATTAGCAGAAAAATCAGTAGGAGATATGACGAGGGCAAAGGCGTTGAAAAGTCTTTTTCGAATGATCGTTCCATATTTGGAAATTAATGATATTCCTCTAATTGTAGTAAATCATACATACAAAGAACAATCCTTATACCCGAAAGATATTATGAGCGGGGGAACTGGAAATTATTATGGGGCAAATTCTATCTTTTTCATTGGGCGTCAGCAAGAAAAATTCGGGACCGATATTACTGGATATAATTTCGTTATTAATGTGGAAAAATCTAGGTTTGTTAAAGAAAAATCTAAAATTCCGATTTCTATTTCTTGGAAAAATGGTATTGAGAAATACTCAGGACTCCTTGATGTGGCAAAAGAGTTAGGATATGTTAAGTCTGAAAAACAAGGATGGTATTACGCATTTGATCCAAAAACTCAAACAGCCCTTACAGGAAATCTTCGAGTAGCTGCAACAATGACTAAGGAGTTTTGGGAAGATACAATTTTTAATGTGACAGATTTTAAACAAGCCGTTAAAAAACACTTTACTATATCTTTGAAAGATTTGTTAGCATTTGATAAAGTAGAACCAGCTGAAGTCATTGAAGATGAACTTACGTGAAACTGTTGATTACAAACTAATTGAAAGTATTGATTCTGAAAATCAGTACCATGTTCAAATTATTAAAGGTAAATATACAGATGTTATCTACAAATATGGATCTGTTAAGTTTCATGAAGAGAAAAAACAATTGAGAGTTTCATTTGATTATGAAATTATCGAAACTCCAATTGATATTTCGGAGGAATCTCTAAAAAAGAATCCAGAGTTTAAAGAACACATGGGTAATATTTTGAATAGTATTCTTTGTAATGATTTCAAAATTGGTAAACTTTCTTCTTAATAGTCTCGAATTAGAAATAACCTATGTTATGGTCTCTCGATCTAACATAGGTTATTTGCATTTACAGGTCTCACAAAATAATATATAATCAATAATGGAAAATCTAGAACTAATTATACTTAATAATCTATGCCATAATGAACCATTTGTACGAAAGGCAATTCCTCATTTAAAACTTGATTATTTTTCTAATCAATATCGAGTAATATATGAATTGATTCTTAATTTTATCTCGAAGTATAACAAGCTTCCGAATTCGTCTACACTAGATATTGATTATAGATCTTCAAATCATATTAATCGGCAAGATAGAAATGAAATCCTTCATACCATCAAATTATTATCAGAAGAGACTCAGGTTGATATGGATTGGCTTCTTACAGAAACGGAAAAATGGTGTAAAGATAGAGCCATAAATCTAGCCATCATGAAATCTGTAGAAATTATTGATGGCTCTGATAAAACTCTTGCGACTGGATCTATACCAGAGATTTTATCAAATGCTCTATCAGTTTCATTTGATACGAATGTTGGACATGATTTTTTGGAGGATGGAGAAGCTCGTTATGATTTCTATCATCGACATGAAGAGAAAATCAAGTTTGATATTGAAATACTTAATAAAATCACGAATGGAGGAATTTCTAAGAAAACTCTTTCCGTACTCATGGCGGGAACCGGAGTTGGGAAAAGTCTTGTAATGTGTCATTTTGCTTCCGCTGCATTAGCTGCAGGTAAAAATGTATTATATATTACAATGGAAATGAGTGAAGAAAAAATAGCAGAACGTATAGATGCTAATTTATTCGATGTTGATATTAAACAGATATTTAATCTATCTAAAGATTCATTTACAAAAAAAGTCGCAGGAATAAAATCTAAAACTCATGGTAAATTGATTATTAAGGAATATCCAACAGCTGCGGCTCATGTTGGACATTTCAGAGCATTACTTCAAGAATTAAGACTAAAGAAAAACTTTATACCGGAACTCATATTTATTGATTATTTGAATATTTGCGCATCTTCAAGAATTAAAGGAGGTGTATCTGGAAGCGTCGGTACTTATGGTTTAATTAAATCTATTGCAGAAGAAATTCGCGGTCTTGCTGTAGAATTTAATGTTCCAATTTGGAGCGCAACTCAGTCAAACCGGGGATCTCAATTAGCATCGGATACAGAATTAACAGATGTTAGTGAATCAATCGGACTTGTTTTTACTGTAGATTTGTTTTTATCTATTATTTCTACAGAACAATTAGAAAAAATGAATCAAATAATGTTTAAGCAGTTGAAGAATCGTTATGATAGTTTAGCTGAAAACCGAAGATTCACTGTTGGTATAGAACGATGCAAAATGCGGCTTTATGATATTGCCGATCCTACAGCTAATATCATGAATGATTCTGCACCAGCATTACCAGATGTAAAGCAAACCCCATTTATACTAGGTTCCAAACCTAAAGGTAATTTCAAGGATTTTAAGATGTAATTCTTCTCAATATATAAATATAACATATATGAGCAATTTAAGTTTCAAACCATGTATTGTCGAAGCAATGACTTCAAGTTCAGCTGAGAAGGCTGGTCTGATCATTACAAAATATCTTCAAAAGAAAACCGGATTATTATTCTTTAAATCTGCCGGGGTCGAAGTATATCAAAACGAGTCTGGTAAGGGTCGAGGTATTCGGTTTTATAGTACTAAAGATAGTAAATCTATCCGATTCAATTGGTCGTTATCCAATTCTATCGGATTAAGTGGTTTAGAATCTGTTGATTTCTGGAATGGAGAAAGTGCCAGACCATATCATATAGAGTTTGATAAAGAAGTATCGCTTATAAAGACACTTCCTGTTATTGCAGATATTATATCAGCTAACGGTTATACTGGAGAAATTAATACAATGCCTGATGGAATTCCTCTGAATGAAGCTAGAGGAGATACACCAAAAGATATTCTTTCTGGTATACTCGATATGATTTCTGGTCCAGGCGCAAGCAAAGGGGATGTAAGAGCTAAATATGCATCACCTGGAATTAAGATTTTTGATTATCTTCTTACAACATATTCAAAGGAAATCGTTAAGAATGGTGTTGATTATGAATGGACAGGCACACCAAAACAACTTCAAAATATTATGAAGGATCTTGATGATATTACAGATTCTATTGGTATCGTTACAGGTAAGATTACTAAAGGTTCTTCAAAAGAAACTTATGAAGATATTCAAGATATTGATACTCTTGAAACTAAGATTGATAAACTTACGTTTGAACAACAGTTGGCAGACTTAGAACATCTCCTTAAATTAACAATATCAGGGGCGTCTAACGCAATATTTGTATCTGGTGTTGGGGGTTGTTTATCAGCAGATACGGAAATTAATGCTACTATGGAATAAAGTATTAAATATCTTTATATTATTTGTTTCTTTTATTGTTATATTCGGATGGGTTGAAGTACTAAAATTCTTTATTAGAAGATGTAATGAAGGATTGTTAGGAATATATAAATAACATCATAGAGACCAAATCAAATTTAATCAATGAAAAAACTTAACACAATACAAGATATTAAAGACCTTACAGAAAAATTGTATGGCGATTATCTAGAACATTTCAAATTTTATGATATTTCTTCCTTAAATATAAAAATCGATACTCCTTCTGGAAGTTCAAAGATTGTATCATTTGTTATTAAACCTGGTAAAGATACATTGGTTAAATTTGAAGATGATCGAATTATTAAATGTTCGGATGTACATCTATTAACTACAAGTAAAGGAAGTTTACAAGTAAGAGATTTAGTAATTGGGGATGAAGTGATGACGCAAGATGGATCTTATGTGAAAATTATTAATATAATAATTTCAGATTCTGTTTCGGATTATTATGATGTTGAAATTGATTCAGCCGATCATCTATATTTTACAGCAAATGGTATTTGTCATCACAATACCGGTAAAACTCACACAACTGAAAAAGTCCTACATTCCATGGGGCTTAAGGATGGTAAGGGGTATTTCAAAAATACAGGTTCTGCTTCGGCTGCTGGTCTATATTCACTGTTATTCAGATATAAGGATAAAATTATTCTATTCGATGATTCAGATGATGTCTTTGGGGATACAGAAGGACGTAATATTCTAAAAGCTGCAACAGATACTAAGAAAAAACGCAAGCTCGTATGGAATAAGATGGGTAAGAACGTCGTTGATCCAGATACAATGACAGATGATGAAATTCTTGATGCTGGGATGATTCCTAGATATTTTGAATTTACTGGAAAGATTATATTTATTTCTAATATGTCTCTTGATAAATTAGATCCAGATAAAGCTCTTCGTACAAGAGCATTTATCATTGACATTGATCCAACAGTAGAAGAGATTTATGACTTCATGGATAAGATTGTAGGAGATATGGAGTTAGAAGATGGTCTACAATTAACATTAGCTCAACGTAAACATGTAGTTGAATTACTTCGTAAAGGCAACTCTAAACAATCCGCCAATCTTCGCAAATTATCCCGAGGTCTTGCTATTGCCGGTGGTGCTGTCGCTGCCGGAGTTTCTATTAAAGATGATGATCTTACTCGGCTAATCATGGCGTATGCATAATAATGATTAATCTCAAAATATACGGATGCTCTAATGATAAACTTCTCAAGAAGTGTTTATCTAGGGCATCTGTTTATTTTTTGAATCAGTTGTTACCAAACAAACACAATATTGATATTATAGTTAAGATTGTGAATAATCTAGTTAAGAAGGAAAAAGCTTATGGTGAATGTTATAACTATAGTAATAAAATCAATCCTTCTAAATATATAATTCAGTTGAATGCTGATATGTCTCCGTATGAAACTATTAGAACTCTTGCTCATGAAATGGTTCATGTAAAACAATTTGATAAAAGAGAACTTGTATTTTTTTCAAAACATACTAAATGGAAAAAAGAAAGATTTGAAAAAGATATAGTTTATACATCTGAATATCCATGGGAATATGAAGCTGAACATTTAGAAAAGAAGTTAACGCTTTCTTTTAGAAAGCATCATATAGAGTTTGATGCATATATAGGAAATATCTACAATCTAAAATAATATGGCTATTTTAGAAACTTTTTCGGACATAACGAGAAAACAATATACATGGACTTCGACTGTATTTCTTAGAAAATATAAAGCTAAAGAACCGTTTGAATTAAGTGATAGAAAAAAAGTTGTATTTGAAATTCTTCCTACTATTATAGAGGCAATAGAAAATCAAAGTAAATCTATAGATGATTTAATTCTATTATCCACGGATTGTAAGTCATCTTATATGTTTAAATCAATACTATTGAATACTGAGTTCATAGGAAAAGATATATATTATAGAGTTTCTAATGAAGATAAAGTAATAGAATCATTGAATAAACAAATTGATAAAGCAAAAGAGACTGAAGGATATTCGAGTATTAAAATTAAAATTAAAGGTAAGATATATGAAGTATCTGCCGTAAAATCAACTCCAAGATCAAATCCTCCCAATGCAAAATCTGATTTTCATTTAATTGATATTGATGGAAAAGAAATAGTATGGATATCGCATAAGTCAGGTTCTAAAGCTAATGATTTTCATCAATGGGGTGGTATTTCTTTAAGAGAAGAGGAAATAATAGCAAAACAATTAGAAACTAAAACTTTTATTGAAAACATAAAGCTATTATATCCTAATGGATTGCCTCCTAATACAACTGTATATGAAAATATAGTTAATAAAAAATTACAATTATTGGCAATGTATGGTAAGGATTATGGCAAAAGTATGGGAAGGAATAATGTATCTTTAATCATACAAGGAGATATTGTTCTTATTAATTCTAATGGCATATATGAAATTAAGGCGAATCACATATATTATAATGGTGATTTAGCCATATATGAATATCAACCTGTATTAATGGCTACTCATAAAGGTGGAGATAGATCTGATTATGGTATTCCAAATACTAGATTAAACATAAGCCCTAGAGGTGGACGTGGAAATATTATATCTATCACGGAAGTATATGATAAAGTGTTTCCCAAAGGAAAAAAGAAGGTATAAATATTTGTTGATCCTTATCGCTATTTAGAATCTGAATAATATATAATTACAATAAAAATAAAACCCCCTCATTACCATAAAAAGTAATGAGGGGGGTTTTCGATTATGTCAGATAATTTGTTATACAAACACAAAATTGTCATATCTAAATATAACATCGATATAAGCATACTCAACTTCGGTATTTTGTACATCAAAATTAATACCCGAAATACTTGATGGAAATACATTACTAAAGCTTACACTTCGGGATATATTAAATTTACTTGTTAAAAAGTTTAAGACAATATCATGTACAGGTATTACATTAGAGGATGTACATGATGATAACCATTGGAATACTTCATCATATACAACCATACTTTCATCGACGGCAAACCGAATATTCAAAGAATCATACGATATATGATCAGATGGAACATACCCGGATAAATTTCGGTATGTCGTAGATACTTCTCCAATATTACAACCGGGCATATTAGCCGATACAGCAAAGTGTCGGAGATGTTTAAATTGGTCTGTGCCAACGGATAGTTTGAACCCTGTAAGTGGAAGAAGATTATTATTCATAATAAGATTATTGTTTTGTCAACCATGCTTTATAGTCTAATTTGACTAGATTATTAGAACAATAAAAATCTCTACCAACTTCTTTAGGAGCTCCTTCTAAAGATGTAAGTTTATTATCAGAACAATTAAAATCTCCACCAACTTCTTTAGGAGCTCCTTCTAAAGATGTAAGTTTATTATCAGAACAATTAAAATATCCACCAACTTTTTGCGGAGATCCTTCTAAAGAAGTAAGGTTATTATCAGAACAATTAAAATATCCACCAACTTTTTGCGGAGATCCTTCTAAAGAAGTAAGTTTATTATCAGAACAATTAAAATATCCACCAACTTCTTTTGGACCCCCTTCTAAAGATGTAAGGTTATTATTATCACAATTAAAATATCCACCAACTTCTTTTGGACCCCCTTCTAAAGATGTAAGTTTATTACTAGAACAATAAAAATCTCCACCAACTTCTTTAGGAGCTCCTTCTAAAGATGTAAGGTTATTATTATCACAATAAAAATCTCCACCAACTTCTTTAGGAGCTCCTTCTAAAGATGTAAGTTTATTACTAGAACAATTAAAATCTCCACCAACTTCTTTAGGAGCTCCTTCTAAAGATGTAAGTTTATTATAAGGACAATAAAAATCTCCACTAACTACAATATCAGATAGATTTGGTAATATATATTTAGATTTAATTCTTATATCTCCTTTATATATCCCATTAACTAGTTCGTTTCTTATTTTAAGTTCTTCTAGTTTGCTTATCTGCTTT